AATAAGGTAGCTTAACTAGAGCAGAGTATCACTTATAAATAAGCTTTTAGTTGTTCAAACATGTGGGACCACCTCTCTTCTTTCAGTGATTCAATTGACTTAATCCAACTTAAAATGTGTGGCTTAGTTATTTCATCCTGACCGTGAAACCAGTAGAACTTTTTTTCTTTTTCAAGAACGTAATAAGGTTCACCAGATCCATTAGGCACAAGAAAATAATGGGTAGCATCTTTGGGTGCTGATTCAAGTATTTCTAATTCACTCATCCCTCAGCTCCCGATTCAATATCCAACTTCATTGCACCTTCTTCTGGATATTCGGTCATCCAAAAGTAATAGCCTTTTCCACTGTGGCCATCTTCAAAGAATTTAATTGTTAGTTCAGTATCAAGTTGATCTAAATCTTTCTCACCATCTGGATTTACAAATTCGATAAGGCTTTTTAGTTGATGACCGCTAAGTGTTATGCTCATTGTTCAGCTCCCGATACGTTTGGCACACTATGAAAATGCATCCAGTGAGAAGGTGGGTCATTATAATAATTTGCCCATACACTATTTAGATCTTCATCAATAGTTATATAGTCTTGTTCTGGAGTAACATCTGGCGCATCATCCCAACAAATAAGTACCATTATGTCTGTAGGTGGCTCTTCATCTTTTACGCTGATCCAAGTGGGCCCAGCTTGGGCTTTTGCTGCAGCCCAAGCTTTTGCACTTGTATAAAAGTCAGCTTCATATTCAGGGCTTCCATCTTTGGCCCATTTATATGCAATTGGGTCATCATTTTTATACCAATCAGCATGAGCTTGCATTTCCTTTTTCCAAAGTAACCAAGCTTTATTTGTCACTATATTAAAATAGCCATTCATGGTTTCACTAAATACAAGAATGTCATTTTTTCGAATATTGCTTTCTTGCTTGAAAGTTTCAGTTTTTTTGAAATTTTCTTCAAAAAAAGCACGGTCATAAAAAATCATGAATTAGCTCCCATTCTGCTTGAATAAAGAGCTTTATTACTTTCGACAATTTCTTCACATTCTTTTTGACTACCAACGAAGAAATAATCTTTTTTCAGTTCACCAGCCTCAAATTTAGCTACCCAAGTACCGTAGACCTTTTCGGCTGAGATATATGCATAGCGTTGCTTTGTGATTGAAATGATATCTTCAATGTCTAAACAATCACCCAAACAATTAAAGTCTTTTTCTTTATTTACGCAATTTTCAGGCTCTTCATTGTCTTGCCACATAGTTTTAATTTGGTCTTCAACAATTAGAACTGAACCTTTAGGCAAATTATGATCCTTGGCTTTATTCCAGAATTCCCACAGTTGTCGAGTTTGTTCGATCATAAAAAAGACTTGGTTATCTTCTATTATGGAATAAGAAAAAAAGTCCCGATTTGTATAAGAAGCTGCGAGATCAGGAACAAACCATAGCTCCATACTGTCTTTTTTAAAAACTTCTACTTCTGCAATTAAAGCTTCTCTTTGGTTCGCTAAATTAATCATTCGCTTGCTCCAAACAATAAGTGACAGCTTGCTCTAAAGTTTCAAATTCCTTTTCCACATCATTGTCGAGATATGCCGTCCATTCGTCATTACCGCCACATTTCGAGATAAGAACACTTCCAATCCAAACATCATCGTCATCAAATTGCACTGCAGTCTTAACTTCAAACATTTAGGCCACCATCTGATAACTTTTTTGATTTAATCTTGCTAATCCACGCAAACGTGATTGCTCAATAAAGTGTTTATCTCTGTTCATCCATGCTCTGCAGAACGAGGCAAATTTCTTTTGGCAAATATCATTCATTGGATAACCATCTTTTGTTTCATTCATTGATATCTTTGCAACTTCTTTGCCACGCTTTAAAATAATGAATCCATTTTTATGAGATGGGTAATACCCGTTTTCACACATCCAAACAGTGAAAGGAAACGACATAGAATCAGGGATGTTTCTCATCATTTAAAATCTCCAAATGGAATCTTTAACTTTTGCCTTGTAGAGCAGGGCATCTGTTTCATGAAGCGAAACATTTGAGAACACATGAGTTCTGTTTTTACCAACCACAGTGAAAGTTCTGGTTTTGCTGTTGTATATTTGGATCATTGTGGTGACTCCAATAAGAAGTTATTTTCAACTTCTAGTTCTTTTCTTCTTTTTATAACCAGCTCCATTAGGGGTTCTTGAATACGTTCATCTGCTTCTGAAATATCAATTTCAATCGCATCCAACGTAGTCAGGTCTGTAGCTCGTTTGACTCGTTCAGAAATTGAAATATTTTCTTTCGATTGACCAGCAATGATGACTAAGTGTTTATTTAACTCAGTTAAAAAAGATTTTTGATCTTCAGAAGCCCAGTCTTTCGTTTCCTCAATGAGACTATTAGCTGCATCTGCAGTTTTAGTTTTCTTTAGCTTTTCAATAAGGCCAGCTAACGGAGACTCAACAGGTTTGTCATTATGATAACGAGTCCAATTTTCCTCTTTGTTATTGGCCTTCTTCGCAGATTTTTTTGCTTGAGTTGAGTTAATTTCTTTATCTGCTTTGGGTTCAATTGGTCCCAAAACGTTTAGGATGTTGTCGTCATCTATACTTGTCAAACCTACTTCACCGCTAATAATAGCGTTAAGTAAATTCTTAAACTCCTCACACCAATAAAGTGACTTAACAAATACCCGCAACTCACCGAAATCATGCGATTTACGTTTAATAAATGCATCTGCAGCTGAACGAGTTAGATGGCAATTAACATCTTCCCAAAAATATTTACCATGGCAGATATGAATATTGCGTTCATTCCAATCAGATAAAATGTTTATTTGAGTAGAAGCTTTTACATCGAGGAAAAGTTCATCTTCCTCTTCAATTGCTAAACCATTTAAAGCATGCTTATCTGTAGCTTTAAGAGATTCAAAAAAATCATCAATTGATTTATATGTTGATTCATCATCGGCATCTACAATATTAGTGATTTCTACAGAATCACTAGCCGGATCTAAACCCCAAACAATCTTTTTTTCTTGAACAACAAAAATTGGTGAATCAGTACCAGCGTTATCTTTTTCCCAAGAATTTTTGAGTTGTTGGGTAAACTCCGCCCATGTTTCAGGCGTAAATAGAGTAGGTTTCATAGTTGCTAACCTTTAAATATTTTGAAGCGCTTTACGCAAATGTGGGTCAAGGTCTTCTTTATTCAGGAGCCATGAGATATATGGGCGCGGTAATTCTTTAAGAGGCGTTCCTTTGTGTTTACCCCATGTCATTATTTTGGGTAAACGTACAGCTTCAGACATGAGAAATAAGGAGTTCAAATCTTTAATTCCCAGTCGTTCAATTAGAGCTATTAGGATAATCCCAGTAAAATAAACATCCGCCCGTGCTGAATGTGCATGTCTTAAATGCTTACGTGCTTCTTCACGGTTACTCATTACGAAATAGTACAGAACAGCCAATTTATGACTTGTTAAATCAGGCCATACGTCCCTTGCTAAAGCTAAAGTACAAATAGCCTTTGCCTTAATTGCTGGTCCACATTTATTTAGAGCTTTGATGTCGTAATCAATATTGTGACCGACAATGAATTCAACCCCTTCAGGTAACCGGAACGATTCGCAACTTGGTTGACCTTCAATATCCGCTTCAATGATGTTGTGTACAGCCATTGCTTCTAAATCAATCGGTTCAGGACAAGAATAGAAACGGTTAAAAACTTCATCTTTATGAACTAACAATTGACCATTCTCTAAGCTAAAAGGCGCATAAGCGATTTCAATTGGATAACCATTTAATTTGTTGGTTTCAGTATCTAAAATAATTGCTTTCATTGATCATGCACCATTTAACTGTTAGGCCAACAAAAGCCGCAGTTGTGACATTCCCATTGAGCACCAGAGCCAGAATGACTAACACCTAAAGTGCATTTGTCATTAGTACATCTTGGACAAGTACCATAAATCACACGAAAAGATTTAATAACTAACATAAATATCCCCAACTAGCGTGTACCAAGAAAACCACGACGAATTTTGTAAGCTTTCCGGTCAGGGGAAGGTATGTGCGTTTTTTGAAGAATTTGACCTAATTCACGTCCTCTACGATATTTAATTTCGGTTTCTAGATTTCGTAAAATCCACTCTTTTGTATTTAACGTATATTGTGAAACAGGAGTTAATTCATTGTTTTCATTAACCGTATAAACACGAGTTAAAGTGTGATTTGCAGCATAAACTGTATAGCCAAGACGGACTTTGTATAAACCATGTTCTTCATCCTTCCCTACGAATTCACGGAAAGTTGATTTTTGGTTTACTTGACCATTCAGATTATTTTCGTAACGTTTAGATCCTCGTAAATAGTTTGTTCTCATTGTGCACCACCTAATTTAACTACATGTACTTGAACATCAACAGGTTCGCCTGAGTTAAATTGTTGTTGCCAATGTTGCGTCTTCTGCTCACGCACTTGAGCCTCTGCATCACATGCATAAAGGAAAGCAATAGCTAATGCACTAAATATAAGGAAGCATAAAACATACGGCCATTTACTATCTTTTTTAAACTTTAGATCCTCTGCTGATGGATGCTGATAAAGTTTAGAAGTAGCTGGTTTATTTGTTTTATTCCCGCTAAGTTCAGGCACGAAACAAATAGGTGTAGATGGGGTAGATTGACTGTTTATATATTTCTGATTCATAATAATTTGCCTTTATACGTACAGTATTGGTAGAAAAAGCCTCGATAGCCGTCCAAAGTCATTGAGGCTTTTTCATTTTTGTTAGCTCAGCATTTACAGACATTTGCGAAGGTTTATATCTGTACTTAAAGCCGTTTTTATTAATGCGCTCTTCATCAATTAAATTTTTCGCATTAATATTTGTGATTTCCATGTCCTTCCAATTTGGAAAGTCTTTACTTGAACATTGAATAACACGACCACAAGCCATAGCTCGTAACGCCTCCGAAACGCTAATCAAGCCTTGTTCGTCTATAACTTTGTCTTTGTAGTGATCCATGAGAGTTCACCTTTTGACGATTACGTAGTATTGGTTGAAAAAAGCCCCGATAGCCGTCCAAAGTTTTCAGGGCTTTTTTTATTTCTTAAGATTTAAATGACCCAATTCGTACAGGGTTTTCTGGAAGTAAAGCAATTACTTCTTCTTTGAAATCTTCAATAATTTCATTACGTAATAACTCTTCTTTGACAATTTGAATGGCAAACTGAGGTGCGCTACCAGTGCTATTTACAATTAAACGTAATTTGATTTCTCGTTCTGCAAGACCTAAGTAAGCTGAATCTTGGATGGTGAAATAAGCCGGTAATACGCCTTTTTTAGCTGAAGCTGCAATTTGGGCCATTTCAGATTGAACCTGACGTGTGTTTTCTACTTCAGCGTTACTAGTAGTCGATGCTTCAATTTGCATATTTCGTACTGCAACAAGGGCATCTTTAATATCAATAGCATTATTATTTTCATCAAATGCATTAAGTACTTGAGCCCAATCTTCAATGAAAACAGCAAAGTTACGTTGATCTAACTTATGGTCTTTAAGTTGATTTAATTTTTTCCACACCACAGTTGATTCTAGGCACAGAGAAGCTAAATAGTCACAATGGCCTTGGGTTTTTCCTTCACCATGGAAGTTAAGAACTGCAATAGCTTTTACGTCATTTTGATTAACAAAAATTGGTGTATCTTTACCGCCTTCTGCAACTACAAAATCCTTAAAGTCATTAAATGTTGGTGTAGTAAATTCACCATGAGGACGGAATCGAGCATCCATAAATTTTTCAGCAGCTATAACACTATAGTCATGATGCAAAGCTACAAGCCGACCACGCTCAAGTGGAATTACAGGTTTAGCTAAACCTAGAAATTTTTCGATTTCGATTTTTTCAGACATGAAGGTCTTTCCTTTAGTTGAGTAAAAAAGATTTTAAAAATTAAGCTTTTTCTTCAAAAAGCTGGTCAGTGTGTTTAGCAAAAAGCGATACATCACCACGTGTGTTTACATACATAGGTGTTTTGTCACCGTGTTCTTCGACACTTTTACCTTTTGGGAGTGGGGCATTTGAAATTAGTTTGTGCTCTACAGTAACGTTGTTGTGACCAACGCCTTTAGAGAACTTTAATTTAATTGTGATCTCGCCGACTTTTTGTGTATCAACAGCAGCACTTGCAACCTTGCTAACTGCATAGCCAAGTTGTTTTGCAAAGGCACCGCCATCGATGTCATTAATAAATTCTTCGCAATCTGTAGAGCGTAATGTACTCATTATTTATTCACCATGAGATGTGTTGGTGAATTAATTATTCATCAATGAATAGAATTATTCAACTAGTAATTATTCACCAATGAATTAATTGTTTATTATTTGATCTAAAATTATCCATTTGAATTATTCTAATTATAAAAAAACCCAGCATTTTGCTGAGTTTTTAGGCATTCATTACAATTTAACTACTTTAGTTTACTTCCTGAATTATTTAACTATCCATTAATGAATTTTTTGTCATTAAAAGTAGGCGTGCTAATTCATTATTAAAGCCACTAAGTGCTTGAAAAACCGTATCTTTAGCTAGTTCAGGATTTTCAAAATTATCAAGTATAAAAGCTTGCTCCACTAAAGGATGGTTCTCATCAGCTAAATTTTTTATATTTAGTAAAATATTAGCTGCTAAATTGGGTTGGCTTTTAATAACTTCCTCAGCAAACACAGTTAAAAAGGTGTTAATTCCTTGAAATTTAAAAATATCTTTATCTGGTCTTTCCATAGTGTTTCCCTTAAAACTCCCTATGCATACCAACTACTTTACCTACCAACTTACAACCCTCAGTTAATTTAATAATCTGCTCAGGCCATTTTGTATTAAGCGGTTCTAGATATTTTTCATTTCCTTCAATAATTAACTTTTTAAAAGTAGCCTCTGATTCACCTGCACATGCAACAATTACAAGATCATTGGTTTTTAGATCAAACACAGGATAATCAGGATTTACATATATTCGATCACCAGGTTCAAACTTTGGATACATTGAGTATCCAGTGACTATAAGGCCATAACCATTCTTACCAGCCTTTTTCATTGGTGGAAGCCATTCTATTACTTCCGTATCCTTTAACACAGTTTGTACATCTGTAAATGAACCCGCTGCTACCCAAGAAATCACAGGTACTAAATCTCCTTCTATGTTGATTTTATTATTAAGATCAACATTGTTATCAAGTTTAAGATTGGAATCAGAGCTTTTATTTTTTAAAATTTTTTCAATATCTTGGTAGAGCAATTCTTCTGTAGTTAAACCACACCATTTCGCTAACTTCTCTACTGTCTTAATAGTAGGCGCTTGAAATTGTCCACTTTCCCAACGGAAGAGTGTAGGTTGAGGCACCCCGGATAATTTACTAAGACCCGTTACTGTTAATCGTTGTGAAAACAAAATGTATTTCACATTCTTTTCTAAAAGATATTTCTCTTTCATTTTAAGACTCATTCTTTGGTCCAGGTCTGATAATTAATTTTATTCAAAAATGAATAATTTGTGGAAAACAATTCATCTTCGTATTGACAGCTATTCATTAATGAATAAAAATATTCATCATTATGGAGTCATTGATATGTGCATGAATATTCAAGATAAGGTTATTTACCTTTCAAACAACCGAGGTTTGACACAACAGCAAATTTCAGAGCGAACAGGAATTTCTCAAAGTTCTGTTTCAAAAATTGCAAGTGGCGAACAAAAAGAAGTTGCTTATAACAAAGGTGTTGCTTTAGACGCGTTAGTTGCATCTGAACAGAATAGAGAATATGAGGAATCCAAGACAAAACAATTAAATCGATCTGCATAAAAACCACTTTTAGGAAAGTATGAGGCATAACCATGGCTGAAAAACTTCTTGCAAATGCATCATCGAAATTAACTTTAGAAGAAAAAGCAAAGATGGAATGGATTGCCAAACTTGAAGGCAAGAACTCCTTATCTAATCTCATCCGCTCTATGTGTAAGAAAAAGATTTCAGAAGTAGAAGGTGAGATGGCAGGTAAAAGCTCTCTCGAAGTAATTAAAAACATTTGCACTAGGAAAGTCTCAGAAGCTGAATCTGAATACGAGTTTCTCAGAAATGTTTTTTGTGGGTCAAAAGATAATGGGTATACCAGAGATACCTTCGAATTAGTGCCTTTACGGGCCGAAAAATCGCGGCATACAAATGCTAGTGATAAATCAGTCCAGCTTGATCTACTTAGCTGGAAATAAAAAAACCACTCCCTGCGCCAACAGGAAATGGTCTATGGCTGTTCAAACCCTTGGAAGAATGAACGTGAGTAATTTAGCAAATCATCCCTGCTCAGGCAAATGCACTGATTTTAAAGAAGAACAGTGCTCAACTTGTCTTATAAATCAAGATGCCCCGCATCAAATCGTAAACACTCAAACCGATGAAGAGAAATTTCTAGATCGTGCATTCAATGCACAAAAGGAGATTTCATGACTTCAGAAAAAAAGGTTTGGCCGTTAGGAACCAATCACACTGATTCTGAGGGAACGCCGTGGAAGCGTGACGAACAGAACAATTGGTGGTTTTGGCAAGAAAACTTTGGCTGGTCACGCTACGTAGGTCCAGTTAACCAAGCTTTCTTAGATTTACGAATTGAGGTTGGGACTGAACAATGATTTTTGAATTAATAAATCCTAGTGATAAATGTACATTTGAAGCGCCAAATTTAAAAATTGCTGCTTTAGTTACTTGTGTACTTGGAAACGGTCAATACTGTGCAAAAGGAATTGAAAACGACCTTGATGTTCCATTCTTTATTTTTGGTGGGCATGACGAATGGTTTGTTTCTAATTTTGGGTTGAATTTTAAAGAAACTTATATTCAAGTTCGAAATGAAGAAAAGTTTGACCTGGTAAATAGCTTTAACAGTGTTTTGTTAGGTTCTTATCTTGACCGTACTGCTTTCTATAAAGCTTATGACTTAATTCAAGATCCAGCTGAGAAAAATAAATGGCGTGAACAATGGTTAGATGAACGCCGCTCGTCTTTAAATAATATCTGTAAACGTGCATGGAATTTTGCTGAACAAGTGAGCTTGTATAAACCAGCTCAGGAAGGTGCAGCATGACTGTACGTCCAATTTTATTTAATTCAGAAATGGTTAGGGCCATTTTAAATGGATCTAAGACGCAAACACGCCGAATTATTAAGAGTAAAGTTCAAAAAAAAATTGATATAGCTGAACATCTTGGACAGTTCTTTGGTTTAGAAGATTCTAAATCACAAATATCTTCTTATTTTCAGAAAATTTGTCCTTTTGGAGCAATTGGCGACCAGCTTTTTGTTCAAGAGACGTATGGCACCAAAATTAGAAGTTTAGGTGGAACTCCTCATGAGTCATTTGTCTACAAAGCAGATAACCCAAATGAAATTGCTTATTACGACTGTAAGGGAAAGGGTTATCCAGTTAGATGGAAGCCATCTTCTCGTATGCCTCGTAAAGCATCACGTGTTTTGCTTGAAATAGTTGATATCCGTGTTGAGCGTTTACATGAAATTAGTGATGTAGATGCTAAGGCTGAAGGTTTTGATAAACCTAAAACTGATTCAACTATGCAAAGCAATAATTCTCATAACCCAGTTCTTAACTTTCAAAAACATTGGGAAGCAATAAAAGGTAAAGAATCTTGGAATGAAAACCCTTGGGTTTGGGTGATTGAGTTCAAGGTTAAGCAAGAGATAATTTTTTCAGTGGGGAACTTTTAATGGAAAAGTTCGTCTTTAAAAAAATAGGTGAATATAAGTCAGACTGGGCTTTAGCTTATGTTGATCCAAATAATTTATATAGTGCTGGCGGTGGACGTCTAACAGTCGTTTTAAGTAGTTTTACCGGTTCTGCTTTCTTTTCTCATGTTGGTCAACCAACTTTTAAAGAGTTCATTGCTCAATGCCATGCTCCTTATTTACTTAATAAACTTTTTCCTAAAGTTGAAAAGTGGGTAGATGTTGAGGATGGTAATGAAGTTATTGAATACATAGCTATCAATAAGCTATCTGAATTAAAAGATGGTCGATCAAGTGGCGCAATTTCCAAAAAAGATCTTAGAAATTTTTATGAACACCTTAAAGAAATTGAATTCGAATGTTTTTCAAATTTCTTTGACCAGCTCACTTTTAAAGACCGATCAATCATGTGTGAACTGTTTGGTGAAGACTGGCTTTGGGAAAGTGGGCCATCAAAATTAAATCCTGATTACGTATACCTCGAAAAAATGCTGGTAGATGTGATTTCTGAATTTAAGAAATTAATTGGATTGGATGGGTGAACGATATGAAAAATAAACTTATCGTTGACCGCAACCAAGCTAAAAATATCCGCGATAGGGAATCATGCGAAATAGCGGTAAATATGCGAATTAAGGAAGGGGTAAACAATCAATTTCGTGCGAGAAAAAAATTTCTCAATCAAGTTTTTTGGGTAGCTGAACCCCTTTGTAGCATTAAATGTGGACCTGAAAAATTCTACGGCCATTTTTCCTGTGATCCGATTCCTGAAGGTTGGAGCCGTTATACACTTGATAGACCAGGAAGTAGGGTTAATTTTGGTGAACATCGCTTTTTAGTTGAGTGCACTGAAGTTAAGACATTTAAATATTCTGCAGGTCAATTATTCACTGTTTTACTAACGCTTAAAAAAGTTAATGGTGGTGCACTATGAATATGTGCCTCAATCTTAACTTATTACCTCATGAATTGATTGTTGATAATTTTGCAGGTGGGGGTGGAACATCTACTGGCTTAGAAAAAGCCTTTGGTCGTCCAGTTGATATTGCAATTAACCACGATCCTAAAGCAATTGCCATGCATCGTGCTAATCATCCAAATACTCGTCATTTTTGTGAGGATGTTTGGGATGTTGACCCTGTAAAAGTTACAAACAATCAGCCTGTAGGATTGGTTTGGCTTAGTCCAGATTGCAAACACTTTTCTAAAGCAAAAGGTGGAAAACCGGTTGAAAAGAAAATACGTGGTTTAGCTTGGATTGCTCTTAGATGGGCTGACCTTACACGACCACGTATAATCATGCTCGAGAACGTTGAAGAGTTCAAAACTTGGGGCAGATTAGGAAAAGATGGATTCCCGAGTAAAAAGCACAAAGGTGAAACATTCAGGTGCTTTGTTAATGCATTACGTCATCAAGGTTATAAAGTTGAATGGCGAGTAATGAGTGCTCGGGATTACGGATCTCCAACTCTAAGAAGACGGTTTTTTCTAGTTGCTCGCCGTGACAACTTCCCTATAGTTTGGCCCAAGCCTACGCATGCTGCACCAGATAGCAAAGCAGTTAAAACTGGGAAATTAAAACCATGGCGAATCACTGCAGAATGCATAGATTGGTCAATTCCTTGCCCAAGTATTTTTACTCGTAAGAAACCTCTAGTTGAGGCAACTTGTCGCCGTATAGCAAATGGTTTAGTCCGTTATGTAATCAATAATCCAGAACCATTTATTGTTCCAATGGATAAGGTTAAAAGCGTTGCCCCAGTACTTACTGAGTGTGCAAATGCTTCAAGCCCAAGATGTATGCCTGTTGATGAACCTTTACGCACAATTTGCGCAGGGGTGAAAGGTGGACATCATGCGTTGGTTACTGCGTTCATTGCTAAGCATTATACGGGTGTTGTTGGTAGTGATATTCGCGAACCGCTCCATACGATTACTGCAAAAGATCATAACAGTTTAGTCGTTAGCAACCTGGTGAAACTGCGCAAAAACAACATTGGTCAACCTGTTGATGAACCATTACATACCATTACCACAAGTGCGGGTCATTTTGCTTTAGTACAAGCATTTCTAACTGCCTTCTACGGTAGTGAGAAAGACGGAAATAGCATTCATGAGCCACTTCGTACGATACCAACACGTGATCGTTTTGGTCTTGTAATGGTTAAAGGTGAGCTGCACCAAATTGTTGATATTGGCTTCCGTATGCTTCAGCCAAGAGAACTATTCACAGCACAAGGTTTTGAACCTACTTACATCATTGATCATGGGATCGATGAACATGGAAACACTATCAAATTAACTAAGACAGAACAGGGAAGAATGGTAGGTAATTCCGTACCTCCTCAATTCTCTGAAGCTTTAGTACGTGCAAATTTTGCACATGAACACTTATATGAGGCAGCTTAAGAAATGGCAAGATCTAGAAATATTAAGCCCTCATTCTTTATGAATGAAGACATTATTGAATTACCTTATGAAGCACGATTGCTATTTATTGGTCTTTGGACTTTAGCAGATCGCGAAGGCCGACTCGAAAATCGACCTAAGAAAATCAAAATGTCTTTATTTCCTGCAGACGATATAAACGTTGCAGAACAGTTAGAGAACATTTCTAAGTTCGGTTTTATCGAGTTATATAACGCTGATGGTATTGATGTTATCCATATCGTTAACTTTGTTAAACATCAAAACCCGCACGGGCTAGAGAAAGACAGTGAATTACCTGACCGTAATGGTATCTACACTGTCTATGAACGTAACCCGAAAAACAAAACAATTGTTGGAAAACCAATTCAGTTAAATAAAGCTGATTTAAAGCATTTTTACGATAAAACAGGACCGTTTGCCCCTCAAAATACTGGTTCTGCTGTTGAAAACAGTTATCAAGATAACGAATCGAATCAAGCAAACAGTAGTGGGAACAAACAAGAACAGTTAGATAACGGTTCTAAAACTGTTTCTATCTCAGACCAAAACGCCCTGAATCCTGAATCCTTTAATCTGAATCCTGATTCACTGAATCCTGAAACCTTTAATCAGAATCCAGAAGGTAATAACAACTCCGCCGTTGGCGAAGTTGATTCATCGACTCAAACAAAATTTAGTTTCAAGAGTGCTTTGAAAAAAAATGGTGTACCTGAGAAAGACGCTGCTGAGTTCTTACAAGTTCGTAAAGCCAAGAAAGCTCAAAACACCGAAAACGCTTTTGAAGCACTTTTGAATGAAGCCCAAAAAGCAGGAATCACACTGCAGCAAGCCGTCGAATATTGTTTGAAAAGACAAAATCCTTGGGGTGCCTTCAAAGCATCTTGGTACCTAAACGAAAAACCCGAAATGACTACCGGTCAACAGTCAAACCATCAATCGTTACCACGCAATGTAAATGATCAATGGGGCGCGCCAAAGAAATATGAACCGGTTGCTCACACAGCTGTGAAGGGTGAATTGATATGAACGCAGTGCCTCAAAAATTGGAATATAAAATTTCCCATACAAACCAGATCTGTAAGATCCACAAAGAACAAATGATCAATGTACATGGTCGAATCGTTTGTCAGTCTTGTGTTGAAAAAATCATGAAGCAGTCAAATGAAAAATATGAAAGCGATAAGAACAATCGTATTTTAAATTTGAAAATGGCTCGAGCTGGTATCCCTAAAAGACATGTAAATAGCGGCTTTAGCAACTATGCAGTAACTCACAAAGGACAAGACAAAGCTCGTAAAACTTGTGAAAAGTTCACTATGGATTTCAATTCAGGTGTTTTTCGAAATTTACTTCTTGTCGGCCGTACTGGTACGGGTAAAACACATCTAGGTTCATCAATTCTGAAAAATATCATCATTAAGAACTGGGAAGCTATTTACATTACGTCTGCAGATCTAGCTGAAGATATCGCGGGTGCCTATCGCCGTAGTGGTGATAGTGAAGATGAAGCGCTAAAACGCTATGTAAAAAAAGATTTATTAATTATTGATGAATACGGTTTACATGACCGTGCTGAAAAACGTCCTCAACTTCTTGAAAGTGTTCATAAGGTTCTACTCACTCGTTATGACGAGTTGAAGCCAACAGTTGTGATTTCAAACCTAAGTCTTTCTGAGGTCCGCGAAGATCTTGGGGACCGTCTATGGTCAAGATTTCAACATGATGGCTTAGATATTGTGGAATGTGATTGGGATGATGCTCGTATAGGTGGAGGTAAAGCACAGTGAACGCATTTATTGATATGAAAAAATCTGAATACGCATTAGTTGCTTACTCAAACGTAGCAGCTAAATCTGATGAGCGAAAAGCATTAGAAAAAGCAGTTAAGAAATGGCTGAAACATCCTGGTAATAAAATCCGACAGGTTGAGTCTTTAGGGCGTGATCTCAATATGCCTCACGGCACCGGCCCTATGTACAAGCGTTTATGTTGTCGTTGCGAAACTTGTGTTGAATGGGCGCTTTCCACTGGTTTAATCAAATCTAAGCCAAAACCAGTTGTAAAGCGTGGTCCAGATGCTCGCCAATTGCGTATTTGGGCACAGAAAAACCAATTGACCCCCTACGCTACAGCTTTTAATGAAGATTGGGATTTACTGGCCTTAGAAGTGGATTATTCAGTTACGGCATTTCAACTTGAACGTATTTATCAAGGTCGTTCTGAAATTGATCACAACTTTGTTTGGAATCGAGTTAAGCGTGTAGCTGATCGTTTAGTTGCTGAAAAGTTAAGAGCTAAAGGGGGTGGGTGCAAATGAAATCTAAAGCAACCAGCAAAAAACGCTCAAAAAAATACAATCCAAACAAGCTAACCCCGACCCAAGTTCAAGCTAATCAGAAAAAGGCTTAACTACGAAGAGAAGCAGCTCAAGAATATGAATGCAATATGGGGTCCATTTCATAAGATGTAGGGACTAGATGGAAGCAGAGAAATTTAAAGAGAGAGGTTAATTGAGCATTTTCTAAATTACTTAATAGTACCAACTTGAATAAGGGCAGCTAATACTAAATCAGCCATTTTTAGGTTTGAGCGCTTTTTTCGCTAGGTCTATTTCTTAAAAAAGAAATAGACCTTTTTATTAGGAATTACTATCTTAATATTTTGATATTACTTCAAAATTTAAAATAAAAAACTTTGAGTAAATTCTTGTAATATTAATTTAATAATTCTATATTATAGAATAAGAGGAAATTATGAAATGGAATTTGTAACATGCCACAATATCTTTTTCTTGCTGAGACTATTTACAAAAAAATGAAAAATGAAAAACTATTTTCTAAAGATGTTTTAGAAAATATGTATATTCTTATGAAGGTGATTCGAAAAGAAATTAAGGGTACAGAATATAAGCTGAAATATAATTTTATTGATTTCAATGAAGTACTGAGTAAAAGTAAAAATGATTGTAAGGTAAAGATTGATGTAAGTTTGATTCCTTCTTATAATTTAAGAGAAGAATACATTTTATGGTTAGCTGGGTTTATTCAAAAAATTACTGAAGGGGGCCCTAAGCCACCCCCTCCTATCAAAGAATATATTCCCGAGTTTATAAATTTGGAATCGGAATTAGATTTTTTAACCTTAAATTTAGAAAAAAATCAAAATAATGGGGAAGAGATTGTAAATTATTTTAATTCCAAACATTATAAAGCAACTTTTAAAAAATAGTTTTCTTAGTCCCGTTAACTAATTTTAGAAGTTTTATTCTTTTTGAACTTTTACTTTTTTGTAGCAGCAAAGAAATTAACTTTGCTAAAAGCTATAATTATAATATTTGTAATAATTTTAAATTTTTTTAGATACTTTTTTAAAAAAAATATTGATTCTTCAAAGAAATTCATTTAATTTAATATTGCTAAGTAGCCATACTTAGTATTTCAGGTTTATGTGGATTTCATAAGCTCATTTCTGGTTCGGAAATGAGCTTTTTTAATTCTTTGTTATTTCTTATAATGGGTTTTTATAATCATGTAAAATAAAAATGATAGAATGATCAAAATTGCTGAGAGTACAAAAGCTACGATGATAGTTTTCATTTTTTGATGCTTTTTTATGAAGAAAACTTTTAGAGAGTAATATTTTAGCTTTTTTCTGTCAATATACTCCTATTATTTTAAGAAATATTATTCTAGTGAGTTTATCAATTAAAGAATCAAGCTTATTTAAGTTGTGGATAAATATAATATTTTATGTAATTTATGGTTGATGAAAAAGAGAATTTCTGAGTAAGAGTTATAAAAGTTTTAGATTTCTAAACAACCCCTAGGTAATAATTTTATAATAAAGGGAAACTAGATGTGGCCTTTAAAATTTTGGTGTGTGATGCAAATCCTACGTAAAAAGGGTTTGGATATTAAATTACTAAAAAGAAGGAAATGATAGGGGCCCCTATCCTAAAAGTGCTGACACATTGGTAAGTAGGACCAGCTCGATGTTTTTTTGAGGATCAATATATTTTGCATATATAAAAGAGAGCATTTTTTTACAAACAAAAATAATGAATTGGAACAAGGGTACTTCTAAATAAATCTAACGGTTAATAATTCTGGAACTAAGTGTTTTTAAGGATTATGTCATGCAAGAAGAGCTTCAAGTTTATGTAAATCTTACTTGCTTGATTTGAGGTCGTTATGATTAAAAAAAGTAACCGCCGTCAGTGGAGCGAGTTTTTCTCCAATAATAAAAGACAGGAATTCTTTAAGGATTTCAGTGTTTCATCAGGTAATGACAAAGTTAAAAAGCATAAAGCTAGCTCAAATAAACATGTGTTTTTCCCGTGCCATGTAGAAAAAGAAAATGATGGTGAAAATAGTGTGTATAGGGGAAGTACAGGTGGTGTTATCATTTTTGGTAAGCAATACATCACAATCAAATTGCCTTATGGATTAAGCGCTAACGAGATTTGGCGGGCTACAATTGATCAGAACGGAAAGCAAAGAAATAGTCTTTCAGTAGGTGCTAAAAAGTATAAGGACAAGGTTCAAAAACAATATGGACCTATGTTTAGAGCACTTAAGTTAAAAGCTATCGATCAACTTTGTGAAATACGGTTAATTGTTCAGCCACCACTTAAAACTCGTTCTTACAGCGCTAAAACTTATCCACGATTTGATATTGATAACTATCCAAAACTACTAATTGATAGTGTCAAAGGTGATGGCTTGTTATTCAAAGACGACAATATTTTCATAAGTGAACAAATTAAGCTGGCAGAACCATGTGAAGAGGGTTGTGTCTGGCTTTCGTGCGTTTTTACTGATGAAACTGATTGGTTGTCAAAAACTGTAGATTTTGATTGGTTAGCTGGGAGAAGCATTTAAATGGCGAAAAAGAGCGATTTGCAACGTCGAGTACTTATTGGAAGAAAACTTGCAATGGCGCGTGATATGGCTCAATTACGTCAAGAAGACGTAGCTTTAGAGATATTCGGTACACCACATAAAAACCGAATGAGTGAAATCGAAAATGGTAAGTTAATGCCAGATGCAGAATTACTTTCGGTGCTATGTCAAAAATACGGTGTTTCAGCCGACTGGGTTCTTGGTTTTACTATTGAGCCAGAACTAGACAAAACAGCTTCTGTAGCTGGTATTCTGTTTAACAGTCTAGGTGAAATGATGAGTGAATACACTCAAGCCATGGCATTTCAATTAAGTATGGCTGCAGCACAGCATATTGCATCTTTCCCGAAAGCCTTAACTGTAGAGCTGCTTGAAGCATCAAAGGGGCTGATTCAAGCTTGTTTATCGCAAGACCAGTCTATTCAAGAAAAGGTTTTACCTGAACTTCACACTCTTATGCGTATTGTTCGTGAGTGTGAACAGAATCGTGCAAAACAAATCCGTAATTTAGAGATGGCTATTGATGATGTTTTCCAGCGTGAAGAGAATGATTTACAGCAAAAAGCTTTAATTGATCTTATCCAAAATAAAAAACGTTTTAGCAAGGCTTCTTTACAGCAGCAAGCTTTAGATGAAGTGAAACAAATAGGTCTATTTGCTGAATAAGGGATAGACTTTAATGGCTCGCAAGATTGAATACTCGGAAGAAATTTGGAACCGGCTAAAAGAAGTCTATGAATCTTCACCTAAGATTACATGGCAAGCTTTAGTTGATCAGGTTGGCGAAGAACTCGGTTGTGAGATGCCTTCGCCATCCGTTGTACGCCGTAAAGCACTTGCTGAGAAATGGAAAAAGAAAGCTAAATCTTTAGTCAAAAAGACAGCCCAAGAGCTCAATAAAGAGATTAAAAAATTGACCAAAAAAAATAATGGTCAAGAAGATACACAAAATACTGATAAATCAGAAAAAAGTGATAGTCAAAATTCCGTCAAAAAAACGTCAAATATTGCTGAATTTAATAGTCAAAACTCTAAAAATAATGGTAATAACAACGGCGGGCGTTCTACAGTCAACGAGAACTATCTAAAGTCAGCTCTTGTTGTCAAAAATAACCGTATACGAGCTCATAAGCTGGGTGAGTTAATTACAGATACTATCGATAGTGTTATTCATATTAGAGATGAAGTCCTTAATCTGAATAATCCTACTGAAGATGAATTAGCGCTGGTTAAGTTTAAAATGGGCTTGATTAGTCAAGTGGTTGATTTGAACGTTAAACAAAGTATCAGCATTTCTAACATTGCTCGAACTGAGGCAATGTTCTGGGGCTTAGATGTAGATGATCTTAAAGACCAATCGGAAGTTCAAGCACGGCGTAGTTCAGTTATTTCAGGTGCTGAAGAAAGAATGGCAATTGCAAAAGCTAATATGAAAAAGAAAAAAGAAGAGGCGTTTATGCGTAAGTTAGCGTTAATTGAAGCTGGTGAAGTGGAGCCTGAAGATAGTAGTAATGAATAGTTTGTAATTTTAAAGGTTTTTTTTGAGGTTATTATCACGTGCTTACTATAATGTAGAGAACACTAACAATTTAGGAGAATGTTCACTATGTCATCTAGTATTACCGCTGCTGAAGCTGCAAAAATTGCGGAGCAAAGCAATCCAACCGTTCTTGATATTATTAATATTCTCAGTAATGCAATTAAAGCTGACTCGTGTTTTGGAAAACGGTTTTCCAGTTGGAGTTTTGACAAAAGTGCCGTGAGTTTAGAGTATTTAGAAGAGGCAAAAATTCATTTCTCAAAATTAGGTTATGTAGTAGAAATTATTACTGATAGCCCTGTAAGTAACACTTTTAAAGTTAACTTTTAAGTCTAGGAACTCATCATAAATTCATAGTTAGTAAGTTGCAAAAATGCTCTATATCAGTATGGGGCATTTTTGTTATGGCAAATTCAAATCACAATGATACAGTTTTATCCTATGACGAGCTCGGCTTTATCATTGGAATGAAACGAGTTGAAAAAAAAGTTAGTACGATTGATTCAAACATTGAAAAGATCATTGGTATCCTTACTCAAAGCTTTGAAGAGCAAAAAGCACAATTTGCACAGCCTCAGCCTAAACTGACTGAATTTCAAAAGATGCTTAATGCTGTCAATAATAGACAAGCTTTAGATTTTGAAGATTTATTAAAAGACAAAGCTAATCCAATCACTCAATCTTTTGTTGTAGCAGACAAGCTGGTCAAAGACTTTGCTGATGTTTTGGACCAATCAATTAATGACCTTAAAACAGTAGATAAAAAACAAATCAACAAATCTAATGGGCGAAAGCCCGCTATAGAAATTAATAGTCATGATGACTTATCAAAAATTGTAAATCCTAGTGTACCAGAGCGTGACGAAAAAGGCCGTTTTGTATCAAACCCTAATGAACCCCAAAACCAATCATCAATTCGTAAAGTTGCCCAAACGATATCTACGGCGATTAAAGGAGTAATGCCGAACTCAACACAAGGTGTAGATCCTACAGTTGACGCAATCAATGAAGTTGGTCATTTACTTTCACCTGTACGCCGTGCAGCAGGATTAGCTTTGCGGCCATTAACTGGATTGATGCGTAGTAAAAAGAGAAATGAGCCATTACCTCGTGAACAAGAGAACCATAACCGCAAACAAATAAAGTTATTGCAGCGTATTGCCGATAATTTGGCGTCTAAGGGTGGTTTGTTAGGTTCTCTAGGGAAATTGCTTACTTCCGTGTTATCTGCTGGTGGTGGGCTTCTAGGTGGTGCTCTAGGCAAAGGAAAGAAAGGTGTAGGGAAATTAGGAAAGGGCTTAGGTAAATTTCTTAAGTTTGGCCGTGGTCTACCCGTAATAGGTGCATTGGCTGCTGGTGCATCATTATTAGATTGGAATGAACAAAGCACACAAGAAAAAGGCGGTACTGTTGGTAGTCTTGCGGGTGGAGTAATTGGTGGTACTGTCGGGTCTTTATTTGGTCCAGTTGGAACATTAATTGGTGGTATGGCTGGTTCTTGGATTGGGAATAAGCTAGGTACCGTAGTTGCGCCGTATTTTAAAGAGTGGACAGATTCATTAATTGCTGCAGATGTACCAGGTATTATTAATACTGCTTGGAAAGGGTTTGTTAACTATGCAACCAATGCTTTTGAACTGACAAAAGGTACAGCATCAAAAGTTGTAGACGGTGTTAAAGATACTGCTAGTGATACCTTAGATTTCATTAAGGATAAATTTAATCGCTTTAATCCATTTCATGACGGCGTTCCCACATGGGGCATTGGGCAAGGAGTTTATAAGCCGGGTTTTGGAGCAAATAAAAATGTACCTGCTTATGGATCAACTATTTCTCCAATTGGTGAAAAAACTAAGGAAAAGCAACTTGCAGTTTACAATGCTATGAAGAAAGCAGGTTTTAATGATAATTGGGCTGCTGGTTTAACTGCTTCCGTTGGTCGAGAAAATGATTATCGAGATGAATACTTGTTTGGTAAACATCAAGATAAAGCTGGTGGAATAAATATGGGAATGATTTCTTGGCAAGGAGCTCGTAAAGACCGGCTTACGGCATATATGAAGGAAAGGGGATTACTTGATGCAAACGGTAATATGGTACGGAGCCAAGCAGCTTTAGATGCACAAGGTGCATTTATGAAGCATGAAATCGAAACGAATCCAGAATATGCTTCAGTTAAAGCTTATATGCAGAAAAACCCAAATGCATCAAAAGAAGATATTGCCCGAGTTCTCGGCACAAAATATGTAAGATGGGCGTATGGGCAAACAAAGCTTCGCAATGGGAAGTCATTTGATTATAGACCGCATTTAGAAAAGGAATATAAATACAGAGCTAACATTGATAAAACCGTTCAGGAACAGAAAACTAATCTACCTAAAGAAAATACCCCAGCTGTATCAGATTTGAAATCAAGTCATATTGTGGAAAATACAAGAGCTAAAGTTGCTAGTGTTTTAAGCACCCAAAAAGCTATCGTTCCCCAAGCTACTACAAAAGCAAAACCTTCATTAAATAATCAAAATAGATTATTAACTAATGTCACGCCGTTTAAGCAACCTTTAAATACTCCTAACCCACAGGAAGTCGTTGTTGTTAATGGTAATAATGGTAATATCAGTCAGAATGTAAATGATAGATTCCTAGCACATGCTTTAACTGGTGGGATAGGAATGGGAAACTTAGAAGGTTAGTTTATTAATGACTCTTAGAGCTTTAAATTTAACGGTATTAATTACTATGCTTGCATTAGCTGGTTGTAATAAAAATAATGAGCAACCAGCTGAAGGAGCTAACTCAGCAATGCAAGAGCCCGTTAAAGCGGAAGCAATTTACGATTTTACATCTTTAAATGAATCTGATTTTTTGAATCAAAGTATTTTAATAAATGACGACAAAACCTATAGAGGAATTAGATTTCATGATTATGATGTAGGTACAAAATTAATAGGTGCAGCGAGTATCGAATCAATTCAGAAGGTTGATAATCATACTTTGGCTTTGGCATCCTCAAGGCCATTAATAAATCAAAAAGCTGGTTTATATGGGGTACTGGCAAATAAAGCTAATTTTGATGGTAATTTAGTTGTTTTAGTTTTTGATCCAAATGTACAAGCAAGGGTTATAGAAGGCGACATAATTGCATTTAAGGGCACTGTTGCGCCGTCAGACGTTTTTACTTATACAAACCCAAAAACTAACCAAATTGAAGAGTTACCAATTATATATGTTCATTTTTATCAAGCTGGCGAACTATCAATACAAGGTATTAACGATTATTTAAAAAAACAATTTTCTGAAATTCCTAAAATCATTCAAGACAAAATTCTCCAATATGAAAAGCTCAATGATTCATGCCGTGGTGGTTCGGGTGATGACCCAAAAACTATTGAAAGTTGTGAAGAAAGAGATACTTTATATGTCGATATTAAAAATGGCGGATGGTGTTGGGGCTCTGAAAACGAGAATGCTGCAGGAAATGATTTGAATTGGCTACCATGTACTAAAGATAGATATAAATAAATTAAGAGTGGAGCAATTAGATGTATAAATTCATGAGAATTACTTTTTTAATTATGAGCACGATTACTTGTTCAGTTACTTTTGCTGGTATAGATAAATGCTCAAATTTGCCAAATCAATCGGCTTTAAATACTTGCTCATCAAATGTTTTGAATTCTGCAAATCAGAAAATTAATTCCGTTTATGCAAATTATATGAAAGAGCTTAACCCAACAGAGAAACTTCAATTAAAAGAGGCTCAAAGAGCTTGGATTCAATACAAAGAAAAAGATTGCCAATTTCAATCTTCACCTGTTTTAAAGGGCTCTTTATATCCATTTGTTCATAATGCATGTTTAGTAGAAAAGACAGAAAATAGAATTAAAGAACTACAAGATATGCAAGAGTGTAGATCAGGTAACGAACCTGGTTGCTTATAAATTCAATATTTGTAGAGAATATTAAAGGGATTGAATTATTCATTCCCTTGTTGTTCCTTTATGAGTTGTAAATATTTTTAATAATGGGGAAATTTGATGCTTATTGAATTGTACGATCAACTAAGAAAAAACTTAATAGAAATAAATGACTTTTACTTAGAACAATGTCAGCTCAAGCTTTTGAATCAATTTGATAACATCTCTCAAGAAGCTGATGAATATGAAGAAAAATGGCGGACTGAAAAAGAGAGCCATTACTTCAATAAAGATCCATATGATTCCTCTTCATTATATTATGATTCATATGATGCAAGTATTATCTTTTATCAAAATCTAAGTGATCTTCAACAGAATGTCAGATTTTCAGTTATTGCGGGAATGTATCATAGATGGGAAAAACAGTTTCGTTCATTCCTACATAATCAATCCAGATGGTGGGGATGTACTCATCAAGTCAGAAATGAAATTTGGACTCTGCCAGTTAACAAATTATTTATGCTTTTTAAAACTGATGAATTCGATATCGAAAAACAAGAGTTTTTTAAAGATTTTGATGCTTGTAGAGTAATTGTTAATGTTTTTAAGCATGGAAATGGAAGCTCATATAGAGAGCTGTGTAACAAGTACCCATTTTATTTAAAAGAAAATTATCATGGTATGGAAAATAATCCGTTGCCTTACTTTATATATGAACCTACATTTAATATTACGGATGATGACGTTGTTAAATTTTCAAAAGCTATTAGTGAATTTTGGCGCAAACTTAAAAATATTGAGAATGTTGAAGATCGAGAGGAATGGTTGAGAAGGACGTTTGAAAAGAGAAAGCGAAAATAATAGAACTGAACAAGTTAATAGAGTTATTCCTTTAATTAATATACAATTAGTAGGTTAATTTAATAATTTATTCATAGGATTTCGGAGAAAATGAAGTCTAGCAATATTTCTAATACCGTAGACTTGTTATCTTCTGATCGATTAAAGAGTTATAAATTATATTTTAATTTAAAAAATAATGAGGAGTGCATAGGTGTATACCTTTGGAATGATGCGCTCTCAACTGCTTTTTTTAAGTTGTTAAGTATTTTTGAAGTTGCATTTCGTAATATGGTACATAAAGAATTATCGTATCTTTATTTTTCGCATAAAAATCAAGGACACATACATGATAATGATTGGTACATGTACCTTATGGACCAAAATATACTAAACTTGGAAACTCAAAAAATATTAAAAAAAATGACTCATAGGAAAAAGAAGGTTAATGGAATTACGACTTTAGTTCCTAAAACACAAAACATTCCAACTCCAGGTAAAGTTATAGCAAATCAGACATTTGGTTTTTGGATTAAACTTATTGAATTACATCCTTCTATTGATTGGCCTGAAGTTTTCTTTAAGGGTTTTAAAGATCATTTTGCTGTAAATAAAAGTTATTGGGATACAAATGCTATAGACGATTTGATTATTCGGTTAAGACAGGTTCTATCTTTAAGAAATCGTATTGCTCACCACGAGCCATTATGGAAATTTACTGAGATTCTTCATGAAAAATCAAAAGTAGTGATCTATGAATCTGCTACTACCCCAAGTGAAAGCATTTCAAGAATGTTGACCTTGAATCATCGTTTATGCCGGTTAATAGGTTGGATATCAAAAGATAGAAGGGATGACTATTTATCATCAAGTTATAAAAGACATTTTGATTGGTTCTGCCAAGAATCAACTATCGAAATATATAAAAATTATTCCTATATGAGAGAACTGCCATTATCAAGGGCTAAGAGAGAGTTCCGTCGTCTTTTGAAAATTTCATGCTTAATAGAAATTAAGCACCAACATGGTGGAATAGTTATTTCTAGAGGTTTTTAGTAATTTCACTGTTGCACAAATTTGACAAGTGGTGCAGTAATTAATATTATAGGTACATAGCTAATCTTATTGAATAAGATATCAGTAATAAATTTCTCGCTGATAATCCAATAAGTCTTATTTGAAAGCACCCTGCGGGGTGTTTTCCTCGTTTTAGGGTTCTAAAAATTGGAACCTTGCACAAATTGTACATCCAATAGATTTCAAAATAACCTCATTGATATGAGGTTATTTTTCATGGGCAGTCTTAATCTTGCAGCTATAACAGCTACTTCTCCATACATTAAAAAGATCCAATCGGCATTAGAAAAAGCAACAGGCCAAACGATTGTTACACCAGAATTTCGCAAAATTAAGCGCGTTGCTGGTGTTAGCGTTTTACCAGTTGCATTTTTCTTTTCAGGTGGCGCTACGCTTACACTTTATATTCGTGCATTAGCGGATGTAGTGAAGGCCGAACTGAATGATAAAGTAATTGTTCTATCTGGCGATTTTAGTGATGACTATAAGCCAACATTTGAAAACGCCGTAAGTTGTGTTGCTAAACTTATCCGTGAAGCACAATCTAAAATCCAAGAACAAAATAAGCGTGAAAAAGTTAGCTTACCGCCGCGCCGTACTTCTGTAGATCAGAAAATTAAAGAAGTCGAAGAACAAGAGCAAAAGCTTGATGAGGATTTAGCTAAGCAAATAGCTCACCGTGACCAGCTGAAAGAACAAATTGAACATGCTAAGCAACAACTTGGTATAAGTTCGGAGGCTGGTCAATCCGAACTGGGAAAGCCTGAATTTGATAGTGCGAGTCCAATCAAATCAGTTACAGCAAATATCACACGTGGTAAAGCTGCAATGAACAAAGCCATTATGGAAAAAACCACAGTGCATAGAGCTATGTATCGTAATGATTTAGGCTGGGTGGATTTTGAGTATGGCAGTGATAAACAGGGTATTAAGCATATTATCAAGCGCCGTATGGAAAGTGATGGCATGACATATGATGAAGTTGTGCATATGCTTGTGGATACTATTGTGCAAACAATCGCTCAAGGTAGTACACAACGGCGTACAGAACGTGGATTATCTACAAGAATAAATATTGTATTTAATTCGCATGAAGCGTCATTGATTAAGCGAGAAGGTAGTAATGCATGGCTGCTTACAGCTTTTGAAGTGCATTAAAAAAAGCCCGGTAGTTAGAGATGGGTTGCGACATCTTCTAACCTACACTTATGACCCTATACGTTCTCGTGTCATAAGTGGAGCGGGCTTTGTATATATAATAATCCATGCATTTCTTATTTTCAAATATGGAACCATTCACGCTTACATATATACAAAAGCAATACCCTTAATACAGTTCTTATTAAGGGTGTTTTTTATGCAAATTCAAATCGGTATTGATATTGTCTTAATTCTTGCATTTTTAGCTTATCTTTCCGTTGTTACAGGATGGAATAGCAAGAATAAAGCTGCGTATATTAAACAATTCCGTCATGTGCCTATAAGCCTCTTATTTAAAGAAATCAGATATATGTATTTCATAAGTATGGCATGTGTATTGATCACTATTATTCTTGTTGATTGGCGAATCTATAACGTTGCTTCATATTTTGATGCATTAAGCGTTTCATTATGGATATTCATAATCTATTTCACCATTTTTTCAACTTACCAGATCGGCACTGCAATACTAGTAAAGCTTTTGATGATTTTCAGTAATAGAGCAACTTCCTAATGATCACATCTAAAACAATTTTAGACATGGTTGAGTACTGGCTTAATCATCCGGTTAATGGGAAGTATGGTTCTGACTTTGGTGCACCTCTTTATGATTTGCTAATGGCACCTTTAGACTCGAGGGTGGCAGATAGTTTTCTTATTAAGATGAAAAAGGATCTACCAATATTATCTGAGCTTAACTCTGACCAATTAGCCCTGTATTCACAAACCGAAGGATTTGAGACGGTTCATATTCATTTAAGCATCATGAATGTGAATATAGATCTTAACCAAGTAGCAGACCGATTGGGTAAATCAGTAACAGGTGAGACATATGACATTAACGCAAGCTGATTTTGAAGCCCAGCTCCAAGCAGCGATAGATGATTATGAGATTCAGGAACGCTATAAAGCTCAAGATCCACTTGTCGTTCACCAGCTGCGTTCTATGGCTAGTTTTTTGACTGCATTTGGTCCAGAAATCGATATTGCTTCAATTGAACCATTTACCAAAACACGTGACCGCTCAATTATTGCGGATGCTACAAATAAAGGCATTTTGCCTATAGGTACACCGTGTCAGCACTTAATAGAAATTATCAACCGGTCAACAAATGCTGTGAGCTTAAGTCAAGGGCGAATGATTGAGGACCATAGCGGCGGTAGAGTATGGCGGTTGCTTCAATCAATTACTGTTAAAGCTGGTGAGACGGCGGAAGTAATAGCAGAACAAAGTGAATACCGTGAAATTAAATATGTTGTACCAGTTACTGAAGGGTTCCATAAATATCGAATTGACCTTTTAGAGGACCTTTCACTTGCAAATATTTCGGTTAAGCAGGGCAATAATAACTATGTAATTAAGCCGCGCTGGATGAATGTTGAACCAGGTGAATATGCTGTAACTATTACTACAGATAATCTAAGAAGATTGTTTATTGAGTTTGGCGATTCTGAGAGAGCTGGTCGTACTCTGCAAGCCAATGAAACGGTAATAATTGGAATTCTTGAGACATACGGGGAAGTTGATGTTAATCGTTTAAAAGATGCGGCCTTACTTGATGTACTTACTAATGATGAACAGCGGGTATCAGTGCGTTTTAAAGCTGGTGGACTGATTAGAGAGGGCGTAGATCCGTTAGCTGTATCAGAATTACGTTTATTATCAAGCTATCCATCACTTTACGATGAAGATGCGGTATTTCTCGGCAACTTTGACTATGCAGTCCGTAAAAAATTTATGAAACGGGCACAGTTTATTTCTGTCTGGAATGAAACGTTGCAAGAGCAACACTTTGCCATTACATACCGCGACATAAATCATTTAAATCTTGTGGTGGTTGCCAAGAACCCAGCTGAACAAGCAACGTTAGAACAAGATATCTGTCGGTATATTGGTTATTGCGATAACTTGTATGAAGGTAAAGTGAATGTACATGAAGTTGTAGAAAAGCCAATTGAAGTAAAAATTAAAGGCTCTTTGGCTTCTGTACATAACACAGATATGGTTAAGACACAGATCAAAGAATTACTTGTAGAACGATACGGGCGTGAATCATTGAGCTCAAGTCGTTGGCTGGTTAATGGCTTTAATACGCAAGAAATGGGGAAGCTGATTAATGACAATATTGTGGCTTTCCAAGACCGGATGAGTGACTTTACCATTATGCTTTCAAATGAGTTGAATAAGCCTAATGAGTGGGTGTATGTGACAAAAGACAGCATTACTGTTGAGTTGGAACGCACCGCTGATATTTCGGGGGCTACATGGACCCTATAAGCTTTACTCGGCCTATCGATGAACAATATGTGAGTACGGGCTTGCAAACCGCACTTGCTAAAGCATTTAAACAAGTATTTGCACAAAACTTTGAACAGTCCATACAAGATTTATTGGATTACGGTTGTCCTCATATCGGTAGTAAAACAGTTGTAGAACGGTTCTCTAAACAAAACGGACTTGTTGTATTACGCCGAAATAACACCTCTGACACGTTAATGCGAATTATCTATGCCAATTGGAGCAGCATGGGTAATAAAAGAGGATTAGCGTTTTTAGAGTTTGTTTTACGAATGTTGTGGGGGAAAGATCATTTTCAGATTATCCGGCTATGGCATAGCTTGGAAAAGCTAAAAGAATATCCAGCCTATTTGTCTGATTTTGAAAAGCCAAATTACTTCTTAACAAGTCGGATTAGAATTGTTTTAGATAAAACTGTTGATGCAAATGAAGTGGTAGAGCTGTCACCGATATTACGCCGTTTAGTACCAGCCAATATTGTCGTTAAAGTTCACTCAATGGCATTTGATAGAGATTTAGGCACCACAAGCTTTGCAGCGGCAATAGCAGCTAAGCCTTATGCAGTCTATAACTTCCTTTAATTCAATTGGAACTGTTGAGTTAGCGCTCAAATACAAAATGATTTCATAGTCCTGTTCATTAGTTCAGGACTTTTTTATATGCAACAAGCTCAAGACAATGTTTTAGTAGGAATCGCAGAACCTATCAATGGTCAGGGAGAAAACTTATTAATTGATCATTTCTTAGGATATGCTAGCCATGAATTAGAACCACAAGAAATTGATAAAGTTATTAAAGGGGAAGTGGTTGAAGGCATTACGGAATATGCTCAGGGCCATTACTATAAGATTTCAGCAAATCCTGAAAACCAAAATGCAAAAGATTTTGAAATCAGTATTCATTTTCAAGATGGCCCAATTCCAGAACATGGGGTGAATGGGGTTACTAGTGAAGCATTGTTAAAAGTACTTATTCACCGTACTAAAACCTTGGATGAAAAATTTCCGAGTGAGTTCAACAAACAAGCCATTATTTATATGGAAAGTGCGCTAGAAGAATTTAATAAACGTACAGCTGAGCGCCGTGCTCGTGGTGTTGAAGGCACTCTTGTTAAGTAATTGGGTGAAGTATGCGATTAAAAATCTTTTGTAGAAAACGTGCTTGTTCTCAATTAATTGACTTATCTCAAATGGATTGTTTGCAAGTCTCCGAAAGTGAACATCGAGGAGGCATGGTCCATGAGCGCTTTTATGATGTTTTTATTTCTCTTAAAAGTGGGTACATCTTTGATGCAACCATTGAAGATAAACAGCATGACAAGCTATTGGAATTAATTGAGTTTGATCAAAAGATTTGATTTGGAACTGATTAAATTTCAACTATAGAACAACTGAAACAATAGCCTCAATCACAGCATTGGGGCTTTTTTATGGCTAGCAAAAATAGAAAGACAAAAGTTCTATCTTACAACTTACATGACCGATGCCGTAAATTTACCGGTGTTGATCGAAGTAATGTCGATGTAGATGCAATGGTCAACTTGATCAACAGTGACCATGTACAAGAAATGGTTGCTACTAATTCATTACAAGGTTTTTACGGTCATCAAATTCGACAGCGCTATGGTATGGTGCCGCCTGAAACGGTGATCATTAAAGGTAAAGTTGTATATCTTTCACGGGCATTTAAAACAATTGAATTACGTGCGTCAAAGGATGGAACAGTTGAACACCGAGAAGAGTTTTATGATAACGAGCCTGGTGAGATCGCATTACAAGATTATAAAGCCCAAGCGGGTGGTTTTAGCACATCAGTCAATTACAAGAATGTCGGTGGCCGTTTAATTCCAACGGGTTTTTTTGGTTTTGATTTCGTTGCACAACCAAATTATGCAAGTAATGTAGGTGATGGTCAGTTATTTGATGGATTATTTGTTCCTGAAGAGCCAGAAGGTGTTGTTTCTTGCTTTGATAGCGCAACAGATATTTCACAGTTATCACAGCCCGAAATTATTATTGCCCAATTACTTGAAGATCAAATTTTACAGACATACGACAATATCAATAGTCAGCTGCATCTATTAACCGAGTTAGGAAATGCTCAAGGATTAGTGGGTGAATTATCAGAAAAAGTTGATAAACAGAAACGCTTGCAACAACTTAGAGAAGAACGAAAAAAAGAACTCTATACGGGTATGGTAAATCCTGTGAAGAGTTTTGATTCAGTACAACAACAAGCTGAACAAATCATTCAAAGTTTGGACAATCCAAACGTAAAAGAGAAACCTAAAAAGCCGAAAAAGTCTTTTGGCAGTATCTTTAGTGTATGGGGGTAATAATGAATTACCCCAACGATTCGCTTAAATGCATCCAAAACGCTTGGTATAAGCAGCTTGTCAATTTTCGTGCTTGGTATATGCCTGAGACCCAATTAACGGCTGACTGGAAGTTGAGAGCCATTGGTAACGCTATAAAAGCATGTCCGTCACGGATGATGGACGATTCAGAAGCAATGCTTTCTGAATATAGAAAAAGCCAGAAGCATGAGGAAGAATCCAAAGTGATTTTACCTGTAATGCTTACTGCAACAGCGTTAACTGACCAACCCCCTGATGTAAATCAATTACTACCAGTGCCTGATTTTATTGAAACGGTCATTGATGAGAAACGGGTGAAGGTTCGTCTGGTGCCGACAACTGTACGTGCTCAAATCGCTTTCTTTGCCACCAATCCCAATGATCTGCGTTCAGTCATTGGGCAGTTTTGCGCATACATGTCTAGCAGCGATAACCGCCGTTTTAATGTGCCATTTCAGCAATGGAATGATCATGTTGTTAATTCAACATTCACTGTTTTTGAAAATGAACTTTTTCCATCACCAGTCCCAAGCGAAGCAATCAATCTTTCTATCTCAACTGTAGATATTCAGCTTGTGGGTTATACACCTAACGTTATCGGTTTCGGTGGTCCATTCGACAACAACACAGGTAATGGCTATGAACCTGACGGCTCAGCAACGGAACAGCCCGCAATCAACGACAAAGTTGTAGTGCAAGCTGATCAGTACACATCACTCGATCACCAGCGTGTGAAGGGTGATAGAGAAACAGGTGAAATTACAGTTGAGCGTATAGATGACTGACTTAATCGATAAGGCACAAGAAAGTGCTGATTATTTATTGCAGCAAGAAATTGCAAACCGATGCCGTTTTGAAGGCGAATCTGAAAAAGAATGTGTTGAATGTGGTGAAGAAATACCAGAGCGCCGCCGTGCTTTAGGTGGCGTGAAATTCTGCATTGAATGCCAAACCAAGTTAGAACGCAAACGGCGCTAAGGATAAATGTAATGTCTGGAATTATTCGTATAGACAGCCGTGTTGCTGGGTTTTCGGATCAACCAATTCGACTTATTGGAGCGGCATTTGCTGATACAGGTGAGCTTGTTATTCAAAAAACAGCTGTTTATTCAAATTTGCCCGTACCAAGCGATTTAAGAGATCAAACAGTTGTAGTAACTGACTCACCGGATCAAGTACAGAATTGGCAATTAAGTTTCAATGCTAAAGAGCACTTAGAAGAAGTGATTTCAATTTACCAAGCTCGTTTCAGAGCAAAGTTAATTGAAATTGAGCCGAAGCTAAACCAGTACAACCCTAAAAACGTACTTGAAATCCGTAAGGTCGATAAAAACGGCCTTCAGCAAGAATTTGATAGCAGCAGCTTAAACAATGGACACATTGCAATTCTATTAGCTGTTTGGGCTAGTACGAAAATTGCCAAAGGCTTTTCAATTACTGAAGGGAATCAGTTTGAAGAAGATGCTGTAGATCCAACAATGCTTCCTTTTTCAATCTTTTAAGTAATGGTGTTTTTACGGTATGGCTTTGGCACCATTAAAAGAAATTCCCGAATGGTGGGAACTTTGTGAGCGTTATCGATACGACATCTATGCTTTCGCCGTAGAAGCATTAGGTGTCGAACCCACATGGCAACAAGAATTACTTTTTGAATCTATTGCATTTGATGGTAGCCGTACTTCAGTAGCATCGGGGCATGGTTGCTTTGGTAAAGGGACTTTAATCAAATTAGCCAATGGGGAATTTATCCCAGTTGAGCGTATTAATCTAAATCATAAAATTCTTGCTGCAGATGGTAAGACAGAACTAGATGTAATTAAAACAGTAACCGGTTATCAGGAAATGTTCCGGTTTGAATATGAGAATGGTAAAGCTCATACATTCAATAAATCACATATTCTTTGCTTAATTTCTTTATACGATGGTAACGGGTGGTCAAAGGGCGACAAGATTGAATTGCTTGTTTCTCAATATATGAACCTTAAACCTGAAAGTAGGGAACAGTTTGCATCTTATAGGCTTATAGATGGGGAACATAAGCCTTTAAAAATTACATCGGTTACTGAGCTAGGTGAAGGTAAATATTACGGTTTTGTACTCGATCCAGATCCATTTTTCTTGGGTGAAGATGACTTAGTACTTCATAACACTGGTAAAACGGCCAGTGCCGGTATTGTTGCCTTATGGCATCTCTTGTTTTTTGATGAATCCATCATGATGTTTACTGCTCCGCAGATTGGGCAGTTAAAGAAACAAGTGTGGAAAGAAATCAGTATCAATCTAGCACGATTGAAGCAAGGGCCTTTGGCTTGGCTTGCTGATTATGTTGGGTACCAATCTGAACTTGTATACATCAAAGGCTACAAAGAAAAATGGTATGTCTTTGCGAAGACAGCACCAAAACATCAACCTACAAACTTAGCAGGTAACCACGGCGATAACTACATGGTCTGGGTCGATGAGGCCAGTGGTGTAGATGATGCCGTACTTGATGTAGCATTTGGTGCCTTAACGCACGAAGACAACCGTGCAGTAATGACCTCTCAGCCTACCCGTAACGCGGGGATGTTCTATGAAACTCATCATAAGTTAAGTCATCGAGCAGGTGGGGTATGGATTGCTCTCACATTTAATGGTGAAGAGTCACCACTAGTTAGTAAGCAGTCCTTAGAAGAACAACGGCAAAAATACGGAAGCAGAGAAGATGCCCAGTATAAGATTCGTGTTCTAGGTGAATTCCCAGACTTATCAGACGAGTTCTTAATTACCAAGCGTCAAACTGAAGAAATGTATGTTGGCGCCAGTATTTTTGATGACCATCAATTCGGCTATGTCATTACGGTTGACGTTGGTGGTGGTGTCGGCCGTGACGATTCAGTAATTGTTGTTTCTAAAGTTTGGGGTGAATCGCAATGGGGAGAGCGCGCACGCCGTGTAGAAGTTGTAGATATTCCATTATGCAAAAACAGAGATGATATCTTAGAACTATTTGCAAAGATTAATGAGCTACTTTTACAGTACCCAAATGCTAACTTAGTTGTAGATGATAACGGGGCGGGTAAAGGTTTAGGCCAATACCTTAAAAAGCAAGGTATTTTCTACGTTCCTGTTTATTGGGGCTCACAATGTTTTAGTAATGACAATAGAAAAGAGTTTACAAATAAAAGGTCATTAGCTTATGTTGGCTTAGCTCGAGCAATCGCAAGTGGCCGTTTTAAAATAAAAACGAAGAAACACAATGTGAAAATTAAAGATCAGTTAATCCACGTTCCATACCGTTTTGATGACTTTGCTCGTTATAAAATCTTAAGCAAAGACGAAATGAAACGGATGGGAATTAAATCACCGGATATTGGTGATGCTTTTGCCTTCTTATTCTTAGAAAACGTTCATTACACTGAAGCTTACGAAACTGTAAATGTCACTGACGATACACCAGAAGGCCGTGAACAAGCTGAACGTAAGTCAAGATTCAGTGCTTTAAGAGAAGCTGCCGAAAAAGAAAATGATTAGTTTTGTGGAACTGCCCCCCACCGAACCTTTTTGCCGTAACTACCATAGATCAATAAATCATATGGGTGGGTTATGGCTATTAATTTCTTTTTAACTGACGCAGGTCGGAATGCATTAAATAAAGCAGGCGATGTTGCTAGCTTTGGTGGGGAGCTTACTCATCTTGCTGTTGGTACCGGCAAATTTGATGCATCAGTTGAAGCGAAAAACCTAACTTCTCTTAAAAATGAATTAGCCAGATTTTCGCTTAATGGTGGTGGTGTAGACACAGAAACTGGAACTTTGCGTTTTGTGATGAGTATTGAGCCAACTTTAACAATGGAAGTGTTTGAGTTAGGTATATATCTATCAGATGGCACTTTACTTGCAGTGGCGTCAACTACAGAAGTTCAATCAATCATGTCACTGCATGCAAACGTGGTTGCTATCGTTACTTTTGGATTTGTTTTAACTGACGTTAATTTAAAAAATGTAACTATAAAAATTGATCCAAATACTCCAATTGCAGTGATGTTGATGAACCAGCATAGTGCAGATGAAGATCCACACCCACAATACGGCGCGTTAATTCGTAAGCTCATGACTGAACATAATCAGCATGAGGATCCGCACCCCCAATATGCATTTGAAAAAGATGTAAAAGCCAAAGACGATGATTTACAACAACAGATTGATGATCTAGATCTTAGTTCCAAAAATTTGTTACAGCAGTTAATCGATTTCAAGAAAAACTTAGATGCTCAATATCCAAAATTAATTGGAGCAGGTGTAAATATTGGTAGCTCAGCCACAGTTGAACTAGGTGGCAAAGTTACTGATTTACGTGATTCAAAGTATGCAATCTATTTAACACCAGAAAGCCCACATGAAGCATGGAAGCTTACCCGTGCTGAAAAGGGTTTTTCATATGAAGTTTGGGACCGCTCAGGTCAAAACCGGATAGGGTATTCAGGTACTGTGAATTGGTCCGTTGTTCAGGTAGCTGCAGAAACACTAAACGATGGAAACGGCGATTACACAGTCCCAGGTGTTTATATCATTCCAATTCAACCGAAAGAACAAAAAGAATTCATTTTGGTTGGTGCTGGTGGTGCTGGTGGTGGCAGTGTCTGGGAGTTAGGAGCATTGGCACATGGGACCAGTGGAACAGATACACGCTTACGTTTAAATGAACTTGATTTGGCGGTTGTTGGCGGCGGTAAAGGCGGTACCAGTGGTCAGTGGTCGAATGGTAGTGCTTTCTCAAATGGTGCTGGTGGTTTAGCAGGTGTAATCACTGTGACATCAAACATAACCGAAATTTCACGCAAGCTTGGTAACGCTGGTACAGCTGCAAACCAAACAAACCACAAAGGCGGCGCATCAGTAAGTCCAGTATCAAACTGGGGTGCTGGTGGTGATGGTGCTAATGGTGTAGGTGATGATGGCTGGGCACTTGGTGGTGGTGGTGCAAGTGGTGGTTTACTCATTTGCCGATATGTGAATTCAACCGAAAAAACTCAGTATATGACTTTAGTTGTTGGTGAACCTGGTGTTGCAACCGAAAGTAATGGTAACACTGGTAAAGCAGGTACTGGTGGCTTTGCTCGTGTAAGTACTGTTAAAGCTTAAATAGGTAAAACAGTATGAGAAATGATTATCGAAATGCTATTAGAGACTTAATTCACCGGAATCTTCAACAAAATAATATTCAGAATCTGATTGTTTGGGAAATCAAAGACGATGAATCTCAAGATCCATCACTGTTGAGTTTGAAAATATATGGTTCAAGAAACCATATTGATGCAGTACTTGTGGCGTGTGGTGTGAACGGCGTTTGGGAAAAGTTACCTCTTAATAAGGTGGCTTTTCCAAGGCTTGTTGATCTTTTAAGACTTCAAAAAGAATACTTGCAGGATAATTAAAATGTCAGCATTCAAGCCAGATGATTTACGCCGTGCCCAGCTGCAATTAAACCAGTCTTTGCAAAATGGTGGAGTTCGTAGAGATCAACAGAGCCGCCAGCGTGCAGATAGAGAACAGCGGGCATTTGCAGAAAAAGAAATTGAATATGATGATTGGGGACGAAAGATCCCTAAACCTATGTTCTTGCGACCACAAGATATTGCCCAAGGGGAAAAATATGATGTCGAAAGGGTACTTTTTACAACATTAGGTCAGCGAAATGGAGAAGTACCACGGCGTATTACCCGTGATGATATCTTGGCATTTCAGGAAAACATTCAACTATTAAAAGATCAGTATAGTAAGGGTATTACCCCTCAAAACATCATTAATTTAAGCCGACAAGACGATATTGACCGGGCAAATGAGCAAATCTATTTGGCGGTTCCAGTAAGCAGAAAAGCTGGATTAGTGCACTTACTTACGAATGCCGGTCCAAATAGTAAAGTCTTAAATCATCACGTTGAGATTGAGTTTTCAAACTTTAAATCTGTCGTATTTGATATCGACAAGCAGGCATTAACCACTGTTAAAAACCGCTTAGCTAAAGGCAAAATCAAATTTCAGTGTGACTGCGAACGTCATACGTTCTGGTACCGCTATATGGCAACTATTGGCGGCTACAATTTGGGACGTGATGAGGGCGGCTTTCCGAAAATACGTAACCCGCATTTATCCGGTGTGGCTTGTAAGCATGTATTGCGGGTTGTTAAGTGGATTAGTTCACCAGCAGGGATTGCCTACCTTAAAAAGGAAGTAGAGAAAGACCGTAAGAAACAAGTAGGTGCACGGTATAAGCAAACAGATAAGCAAATACAGAATTCAATTAACGAGCAAGTAATGGATTTGATGAATGGTTCTGTTAAGCCAATCAAAGCCAATATCCAAAAAGCAGAAAAAGAAATGATGCGTAGAGCTGATAAAGTTGCCAAAAAGCTCTTAGAACGCGAATTAAAAACCCTCAAACGTTTTGAAGTGGAAACTGTTAGAGCAAGTCAAATTGAAAGAATTCAAGCCTTACATAAATCAGGCGCAATCGACAATGACATGTTAAATGTCTTTATGAAGGGTTTAAGTCGAAATGCTAAATAGATCAGTAAATCAAGTTGCAAATGGACGCCGTTTAGCAGCTAGACGTGTTGTGATGAATGCTCTAGCAAGTATTCCCGCGCAAATTTGGCGAAAAGAAGTAGTTTTCAATAATCCGGCTGAAGATTCAAAACCTTTAGATCCTCTTTCTTTTGAAGCGAACACTTTATCGATTCAAGACGAACCCAACTACAAGTATGAATATAAGGGCGCTGCTTATGTTCATTTCGATAAATTTAATGGTGGTTATATTCAAAAGAACTTCTCAATGAATAACCCATCTGACTTGGTGCTAACCGCTCAAGTAGAGACATTCAATGAAGAATTGGATGATGTTTTGGAAAGGATAATCAACATCCCTGACTTGATTCTTAAAGAAGGTGATCTTTTAGGTTTAATGATTTATGAAAACCTAATGTTGTGGTTTGAGATTGTAAATATTACTGGTTTTAGCCTCATGGCAGATTTTGGCAGTAAGTATGTTTTAAACCGTAGAGATGATTTGTTTATTTCACCTATAGGTGATGGAGAAACTAAATGAGCTATTTAATTTTCAATGAAAAAGGTAAAAAGACAGGCGACATTGAAATGGCTGAACAATGTACTTCTGCAATATTCAATTACCAGGTAATCGGGAACGGGGCAGAAGTAGAGTTTTTCGGAAGCAATATTCCATATGCAGATCCGCAAAACGATTCTCACTGGGTGTCTATTCTTACATTAACAGCTGCTGCGCCCGATACTGAACCGTTTAGACAGCATTGCTGGGATAAGCTCCGTTATAAAGTGAAAGCAGGTGATAATGTGGAGATTTATGTTTCAAGTGGTGTAAGCGGATAGCTATATAAATAAAGGGCTGAGATGGTCCTTTAGCTACATTTTCTTTGTCCTCAATTTTGGGGACTTTTTTATGTTTGGAACCGACCAGTTTTAGTAAAAATACGCCATGTCAGACTTTCTGCATCTTACATAGAAAGCCAAAGGCTGGTTTAAAATGACTGTGTTAACAGAAGAAATTCGTAAAAAGTATGATGCTCAACAACTAGCTACTGTTCAGTGCCGAAATTACTATTTCAAAAGTCCTGAAGAGCTTGAAAATGGGTTTGACAGTGCTCAAACAGCGGCAGATGAGTACCCAGAAGTATTAAAAGCAATTTTTGATTCAATTGGTATCGAATATGCGCCAGAAGTTGATAAAGCTGTGATGTTTGGGGTATCACAATATCAATCACGTCATGGAGGTGAATTACCACATCCTTCAATCATTGCAGCTGCATTAACTGCTGGTTTAAGTGGTGCGAAACAAGCAGCTGCTTTGCCTGCCGAGACCCTTAGCTATTACGATAGTATTAATGAATCTGGTTTTGATGATGTAAATCACCAGCATCATGAATCTGTAAGCATCGTTCCAGCAATTACAGTTGCTACTATCGCCAACGTTATCGCTTATGCAACACCTATCGTTGCTATGATTCCCAACTCAAATGGCTCAAATGAAGTACCGATTGTATCTATTCGCTTTATCACCAACCGTGATTTTGGTGCAATGAAGAAATCAGAATACTTAGATGGTGCAAATGCTTCTAAGCCTTATGTTGAAGGACGATTCCGTTTTGCATTGTCTAATGGTGGCGCAGGTGCAACTTATACTGTGACTGCACGAACTGGTTATGAAGACTTCAAGGCTAAAACACCTGACGCCAAAGCGAGTTTATTGCCATTTATTGCGGGTAATGTATCTATTAAGATCAATGGTAAAGAAGTTGCGCATACTCGAAATCGCAGTAAATCAAAATTTTCAGGCAAGATTTCTGCTATTGCTGAGAAAGACGTAGTAGTAAACGGCGTTGAATATCGTGTAGTTGGTAGCGAAATTGACATTTCAGCTAGCAAAATTAGCGTGACATTAAATGAAGCATTACCAGCTGGTGCGAAAATTGAAGTTCATCTTGTGGCGGATTTTGATGCGCGTGATGGTAATGATAACTATCTATTAACCCCAGTTGGTGTTGATTTCGAACCTGAATATGAAACATTGATTGCGTCACCTATCATGGCACGGGTAACAGCTTCAACACTATTACAATCTCAGTTAACTAACGAACTTAAGCTTGGTTTTCTGGGTCAGGCTTTAGCAATTGTTCAAGGTAAAATCTTCTTAGAACAAACTGTACGTTTATTAGGTGAAGCAAAAGATTTAGCTGAATACTCCGCTCGTGAAGTTACTTTTGATGCTTCTCGTGGTGTGACTGGAAAATTAGCAGCTGCATTTAATACTTCAGGTGACTTGTTTGCGGAAGTAAATAAATTTATTGCAGCTGCCAAATTGGATATTAACCAACGTACTGGTGGCTCTACCGTAGCATTTGACTTATATGTTGGCGATACTGGGTCAGTATTCTTTAATCAACTGTCAAGCGACAAGATGCCAGTTAAAACCGGATACACTGCTGGTTATGGTCAAATTGTCCGTATTGGTACTCTTGCAGATGGTACAAACGTTTACCACGCACCGACAGCACAAGAGCTTGTAGCTGAAGCAGATACAGCGTTTGATATGCTTTTAGTTGGTCGTGGTAATGAGCCAATTCGTGCGCCGTTCGTTGGCTTTATTCAAACGCCTCTTTCAGTTATTGAAACTCGACCAGATGCGCGTGAATCAGTACTTACTTTAATCGGTGCTCAAGCAGCCGAAATGAACCCGTTAGAACGTTATGCTGATCAAAGCTATGTCATCCACTGTATCAATATGCCATCTCTCAAAAATTCGTAAGTAAAACAGATAAGGGCGCATTTCGATGCGCCTTTTTACCCTATTTATTGAAAGGAAAATCTCATGGCTGCTGCAACACAAAACACTGACGAAACTTTAGCTTCAACTGACGAACAAGCGACTACTAAACAAAAAAACACACGTAATAAAACCAATAAAACTACAGAAACACAGAATACCCAAGCTGGTGATGAAAAAGCTTCAGACCAAGGTGATTTGTTAAATAGCCAAGGTCCTGAAGACGGCGCATCTCAAGATGAAGGTAATAAACCTACTGATTTGAAAAATGGCGATTCAGATAATGAAGAGTCCAATACTCAAGAAAATGGAAATCCAACTGAAACATCGAATGATTCTGTCAAACCTTCAAATGATCTAGATTCAAATGGTGGTAAGTCTGGTGATGATGTGGGGACGGAATCGGATCATGTCCTTAAAGAAACTGATACTTCTAAAGTTAATACTCCCATTACGGATTTGTTAACAGTATCAGGTGGGAGTAGCGTGGATCCGCTAGTTATTAAAGTTACTAATAACGGATTTTCAACAGTTTTAGAACCGTTATCACGTGTTGCTATTGAGGCAGGTAAAACAGCAAGTATTACGTGTCATAACCAAACATTTAAACATCAAGTACTGGAAAACTTACGTCAGTTGAAGGGGCTTGGTAAGAATCTAACTGTTGAGTAACAAGATGACTATTTTCATTATTGATGGCACGAACCCAATTATGGATGCTGTTGGTGATCATCCTACTGAACGAAGTATTACACTTCAAAATAACGGTTTAAGTGACATTACCGAACCATTTACGCAAGTTTTGGTACAAGCTGGTCAAAAGGTCACATTCACTTTGATCGGTGACGAAGCTCATAAACAATTGCTAGATAACCTAGATCAAATTAATGGCTTGAAAGGTAATGTACTTCAAATTGTACCTACTGAGGCAGAAGAGCCTACAGAACCTGCTAGCGGATTATAAAATTTAGGAAATGAAAAACCACTTTCGAGTGGTTTTTTTTACATTGGAACTAGCCAGAAAATCAAAAAAGCCAACGGCTCAAAATACTTAAAACAAATAGCCTTGGGCGTGTAATGTAATGAATATACTTGCTCTATCAAGTACAGGTGAGCTATCCCTTGTAGCAGGGGCCAGCCCATCACTAAAACTGGAATTTGATACTCACAGTTATCTTGCAAATACAGAAATCAATGTGGCCTTTTTTGCGAAAGTAACTAGCCCACGCGGTCCTGCAGATATTTCTATGCGTTTGGAAATCCGTGATGCGGTAACAGGTGATCAAATTGTTACTGTTCAGGGATTAGTAGATGGAGACATTGAAAATTCTGCTTCTATTGTCGCTGTAGCTGATGCGAAAGAATATTTTGAGCGTTTTGATTTATCGTTAGGTATTGATGCGTTACAAGCAATACTCAAATCAAATGCTTATAACGAATCAAATAGCTTAGGTCGTGCTTCAAAAACATTGGCATTGGAAGATGAATCGTTACCATCATTTAATCCAGATGAACTATATAAGATTCTGACGAGTCAATTAAGTACACCAGCATATCTGACTTTACCAAATCCTCATGATTTACCAATTTATGTTGCGGCACAACGTGCAGCTACAAAGTTACGTATTCCTTTGGATGCTGAAATCAACCCAACTTTTACAGCTGAGCAAGCAGCTCAATTTGCGACAAGTGTAGATGCACAATCACAGTTTGTTCAATTCATTTGGAGTCCGAACCTATGCCGTCCATCTGGTGCTGTCACACTAAGAGGGCGTAAGGTCCCAGCTTATTATTTGGGCCATTACATCGGCGATAAATTATTACGTAACGCAAAGTTAAATAAACAAGGCTTTGCGCCGTTAAAAAATGCAGTAGCTTGGAAAGATTATCCATTTACAGCAAAAAACTTAAGCCAGATGCCGAATATTGATCTTGAAGATGAACAGACTCAAGAAATGTTGGCAAAGGCTAAAGTAAATGTAGTTCGCCCAGTTAAGTTTGAAACTACATTATTCGTTTTAAGTGATGTATTAACCCAGTATCAAAGTAAAAATAGTGCATTGCGTTTAGTTCCTGCAGCTGAGATTGCGGCACGAGTTACGAATAAATGTATCGAAATCCTTAGAACTTACATGTTCCAAGCTACACCGGACTATATCAAAAAAGCTGGTGATGAAATTCAAGAGTTTTTAGAGGGTGCTTCTAGTGAAACAACCGGTTGGTTACAACCGGCTGAAGATCTAGGTGGTAAACCTTTTGAGTTCAGTTTAATACCTGACAAAGACTATCCATATGAGCGTGTACGACTCTATTTAGCCCATGGAGTTGTTGGTACAACTCGTGCCGCAATTTTTGATGACGACGTTTTAGTTAAATAATTTTAAGGATCTATCAAGATGAATCCATTTGGCCCAACTACAGAAAAACCTTTAGCTTTACGTGCTTTTGATTCAGCAGCGGAGAATATTTCTACCGTTGTAAGTAAGGTTTCAAGTACTGATCGAGAACAGCAATCTGTGATTGAACAAGTACGACAAATTGCTCTGAACATTCTATCTGATACGGTAGATACAATCAGTGAAGGTAAGCTTGAAGAAGGTGAACTGGGCGTTGATCATTTAGACGCATTAATTGTCGATGCATTAGATGGTGCAGATGATGAAGACGGTATCTATGAAAACGCTTTGATGGCGTCTCTTTCCGATGCTTTCTTAACATTTGGCGTTGACGCTACTGATATTGAAGAGATCTTTAGTGATGATACAGAAGTTGCTGATGCGGCGTTAGAAGCAGCAGCCAATACAGTTCTTGCTAATATGCCAGACGAAGGCCCTGAACTTGAAGAACTGGTTCGTGAGTTTATTTTCGGTGAAGCAGATGAAACTGAAGAAGGTTTCGATTCAATGGCTAAAAAAATTAAAGCTCGAAATGGAGCATTTAGCCAACGGAAAGTAAATGGGCGAAAAATTCACTACCGTGGTGTGCTGGCTATTCGTCAAGGTGTCAAAACCGTTGTGAATAAACGATTACCTGGTCAAAAGGTCCGTTTAACTGCAGCACAAAAAGCTGGTATGAAAAAAGCTCGACTTCATGCTTTTACTGCAAATGCAATCAACAAGCGTTTACGTTCATTCAAAAAAGGTAAACGCTTAGGTATTTACTAATTACTCATAGGTAAGGTCATTTTTGGCTTTACCTATAATCCATTTAATTAAGGAAATACTCATGAATACAACTCAAATCATAGGTGAAGCGCCTGGTATTCAATATCAGAAAAAAACTGATAAAACAGAAATAAAGACCAATCAATCATTAACTGACACAATTATTATTGGTCGTTTTATGCGTGGGCGTTTTGATGCACCGATGACAATACATAAGGGTAATATCCGTGGTGAACTTGGTTATGAACCAAATAATCCTGATTATCGTTGTGTCCAAGATGCGCTAGATCGGGGTGTACCTTCATTACAGGTTCTGCGAGTACCACCAAATATTGGATAAGTTCTAAAAAGAAAGCCAGCTGTATAGCTGGCTTTAATATAAGGGGAGTTCCAGTAGGAACGTCTTAATTTAATGATATGCCCTTTCAGTTCACAGGTTCAAAAGGAAAGCGTTTTAATACTTTGCCAAGCTCAAGTACTTCATCCTTATGAAGAAACTCCCATAGCCCATTAAACTTTTCGCGTAGTTGCACGACATTAATGGGCGTGTGGTGTAGAGAATATTGCTGTACTGAAAGAGCGCCGTTTTCCTGAATCGAAATCCAGAAGTTTTTCGGACCTTTGGGAGATTGATACTTTAGCTTCTCACCTACATGCTGTGCTATTTCATAAGCTAGCGGATTTTCTAATGCTGGATACCGTGCAGCGAGATTATCTACAAATTTTTCTAAACGTTTAAGTGTATCTGTTTCGGTTGGGCCTAGCTCATGAAGTGGTATTGTCTCAAGATACTGCTTCGCATCATCAAAATGGATTGAAAGCAATTGGCTATATTTAGCAATTCCAAAGTGGCGATTATGACGTATCCACATAGAGGCTCTTAAACTTCGATCTTTTCCTGCACGACGATCGACGATTGCATGTAAAGCATGCTGTTGTTCAGGTGAGATAGCTTTTCTATGATTGATTACTTGGCCTTTTGTCCAGTAATTCCATAAGACATCATCACATTCGTTTTGGTACATGATGACAGTGTCACGAAGTTCAGGTTTTACTTTGTTAGGACTGATGGTGGTGAGCCAAGCAAGAAGTTTTCTTAGTGGTAGACAAACCATTTCCTGTAAGTCGCCAAGAGTAGGTATAACGATTTTCGTTATACCCCATCGTTGAGGATTGGCATTCAGTTTTGCTAATTGAGACTGCCAAGCTAACCCCATACCCTCAACAATAGGCTTCATGGGTGTATATGGCTGACCATCATGTTCCACCAAGTACAACTCAGCATTGTGGAAAGGTACGGTGATTTGAGTTAAAGTAGTCATGTCTAATTTCCTCTTAGAGATTGGATATAACCCCTTGTTTACTTTGATCGGTACAAGGGGTTCTTTTTATCAAGACCATATCCTGTCCTGATGAGTTAAATATAACAACTATTAAATATAATAGCAATTACGAGTATTAATAAAATTATATTTAATAGCAATTGTTCTTGTGATACACTGAACTAAATATTTTTTGGTATATCGTGATGGTTGAAAAAAACAATGTCGCAACTTTGCGAGAGCAAGCTGGTATGACAGTTTATCAATTAGCTAAACAATGCGGATTTATATCAAATAATCATGTGCTTAATAGGTATATAAAAGATGCAGAAGCAGGAAAACACATCAGTGTTTATCGTGCCTTACTCATTTACACCGAACTAAAAAAAGCTGGTGTATGCGAGAAGTTTGAAGATGTCTTTTGGCTTGAATGTGATGATAAAGATATCGAAAACTAAAATATTTTTCTTGTGGAGTTGGAACTAACTAACTTCTAAGCTTTCCTCATTGTAAATAATGGCTTTATTCAATGAATAGGGTCATTATTATGTCCAAAGCTTTAGCTTATGCACCGGCAGTAAATACAGCTAGAACAAAGTTGCCCAGTACTGAATCAGATCCTTTCTATTTTAGGCACATTACAAGAAAATCAGTTATTATGAAAATCATAACAACTTGATTAACTATTTGTTTTAACTTAACAAACTGAGAAGCCCAATCTAAGCCAATGCCATCAACGATATGCTTCATGGGTGTGTATCGGGGTGTACCTTCAGTACAGGTTCTGCGAGTACCACCAAATATTGGATAAAAAGCTGATTTAAAAAGCTACCTTTTAGGGTGGCTTTTTTATTAAGACCTATTAAGTGGTTGTTAAACAGGTCTTGAAACAGATCTTCAAATTGTTTATATTGAGTTAACCCTGTAGCAAACTTAACTTTCTGAGGACGGTTCTAATCAATTGGCTACAAATTGATGTAGGACACATCAAATGAGAAACGTCATGAACCACATAATCCATAGTCGATTTGTGGCTAGTGTTTCTGAATTAAAAAAGAATCCTACAGCAGTTGTACAAAATGCTTTTGGCGAAGCAGTAGCTATTCTGAATAGAAATAATCCAGAATTCTACTGTGTTCCGGCAGCAATGTATGAACGCATGATGGATCTAATTGAAGATCAGGAACTAATTAAACTAGCCGAGCAAGTTGATACTGACGAAACTGTGAAGGTATCTATTAATGAGTTACGAGCTAGAGTTCTCAAAAACAGCTCTTAAAAAGTTTGACAAACTTAACCCACAAATCGCTGAGCAGTTTATTCGTAAGCTGGAAGCAATCCTAGATAACCCTAAGATACCGAAGAATAAGCTGAGAGGATCAGTTGATCTATATAAGATTAAACTGAAATCAGCAGGATACCGCCTTTTATATCAAGTCAAGGATGATGTAGTCGTAGTTCTTGTTCTTGATGTAGATAGGCGAGATGTTATCTATAAACAGATGTGATATAGCCCGCTTTTGCGGGTTTTTTATTAATATAAAGTCAGTTTTCTAAAATGGAACTGATTAAAAACCAATAGCAAAAACATCCTTAATCTTGTTGCATAAATCTGCATTTTGAGCATCAAAATTATGCAACAATCTAATCCGATTTTACTAAATCAGCTTAAACAAGATTACATTGCTCTACAGCAACTTGGTTCACCATTATTAGCGTGTCAGGGGATGTTTGTTCCTCGTGGCATGGAAGACCTTCGCTTCTTATTTAAAAGTTGCCCACGGCCAATTGTGAGTAATGAAGATCCAGCAGAAGTTCAATATGCGGGTGGATTTACTGGAATTGTTGCTGGTCCCCCGAAAACCCATTACACAGGCAACCTTCAAATCCTAGTAACTGAAGCAGGGCATGATCAACTATTAGCTGAATATGTCGTAGCTAGTGGTGGAATCATCCATGGTGATTATTACGATGGCCGTTTAGGTAGTTTTACCCGTTCTTATGCACTTGAAAACTGTGCTATACGCTTTGAGTCAGCTGAGTATGATTCAGATAGCCGATCTCAAGTTATGACAGTTTCTTGCCCAATCGACTATAACTACTTTGGTAGCTTCGCAAACATTGGTACCAACGGCAGTATTCAGCCGGGTAAAAAAGAAATTGATGGTACAGCTGAACTTGTGAATCGCGTTCAGCAGGTAATCAATACTGCTCAACAAGCTGTACGCAACTCAACGATTAATGCGACATCACGTACATTAGGCAATCTTTTCGGGTAATGGCTATGAAGTTATTACCTGAATCTGAAGGGTATGCTGTAGTTGCTGGTTCTATCCAGCAACTTTCAGAAGAACTCTATAAAGAATATCAATTATCGGGCTATTCAATTTTGCTTGATGATATCGTGAAAGCATTTTTAGATGAGGCAAAATATTATGCCGGATGGGCTGTTTTAGATTGTCAAACTAAAGCTACCACGAGTATTGAACTGAATGAAACTATCGAACTTAGCGGTGATGAGTACGTAATCATCCAACCTTTAGTAAAAGCTCACTGTGATCTTTTGCAAGCTAGATTGGTTGAAGCTACTCGTGGGCTCGGAGTCGAAAGTTATGGGCTATCTGTATCAGAAGCTCAACAGAACTATAATGAAAAGAAAGACGCTTTGCCTAAACTTGCGTTTTGTATGGCCCCAATGGGTTTTAATTTTAACTTGGGGAACCGTTAATGCAAATCACCATTGTATCTGCGGGTAAAATTATTCCAGCGTCTGAGCTGATTAGTGCAACTTTAAGAACTGATCTCGTACCTATTCCCGCATCTATTGAGTTCACAGTTCAATCTACTACTGAATTAGACTCCCTTTTAAAAGAAGGGGAGCTACTTACTGTAAATGACATATCTCATCCTTTCGAACTTATCAAAGTTACCCCTCTAAAAACTCAGACTATTAAACAAGATCGGCGAGTAGGTGGCATCTCATGTATTGGTATTTTGGCTGGTTGTAAAAGACTTATCGAATATTCAAAGCAAGCAATTATTAGTAATGAAACTTCTTTTAATTCAGTAATTCGAGCTTGTGGTGCAACGATCAGTCTGGGCAGTGATTTACCTTTGCCTAAATTTGTTTGTTTAAAGGGTAGTATGCCTACACAGCGCTTGGCTCATTATCTGCAACAAGAAGCAGCTGTAATTTGCTTTCAAAATAATAAAGTGTCTGCTCAAAAAATTGATTCTTTCTTCAAAAAGGAACCTATCACAAAACTAGATCCTAGCAGTGTCGTTTGGATATCAAGTAAACCTTTGGAACTGATGCAAAAATCATCTTTTGTCACAGTTGAGAATAACGGTTCAACGGTTGTTGGTGATGACTCAATAACCCCAGGCCACACTGTGACGCAAAGAGCTGGTTTAGATGCCCGACAAGTCAAAAACTTGGAAAAAGTTTTGATTATGCGTGGGACCATTATTAGACCACTAAATTTGAACTGGAATGCAGGCGATATATTTGAAATAGATAGTAAGAAGTATGTCGTTTTAACTGCTGCACATCATATAGATACAGGCGCAATCGGGGGATCAATGGGGACTTCATCAAAGTTCTGGATTGCTAATTTGTAGGTCAAATATATGAATGGTTTAAAACGTGCAAAGATTTTAAGTTACAACGCAAAAGGTCGTACTGCACAAGTACACATTCATGGTTTAACTGATGGCGCGAGTGAAGGAATTACAGCAACTTTTGCTTATCCAGTCGGCGATAGTGATTTAGATACAGAAATTCAAATTGTGGATGGGGAAGACGTCTATGTCTTCTTTGAAAATGGTAATGAAGAACGTCCAGTAATCCATAGTTATGTCAGTCACGGAGACGGCGCGATTGTAGGTGTGCGCCGTATTCGACAAGACAATATTGAATTTATCTCTAAAGAAAATTTAAAAGTAGATTCTGGCACAACCGTTTCGATCAAAACGCCGTTAATGAATGTACAAGCTAATACTCAACAAACTGGTAATAGCACATTAACGGGAAATAGCACTGTAGTGGGTAATACTTCAGTTGCGGGCAATAGTGCTGTAGCGGGTAGTATGGCAGTTGGCACAACGCTTACGGTTGCAGGTGTGCCTATTGACCCTAAAGCTATTGAGGGTGCATTTAAAGATGCTCTTAATAAATTAGAAAGTTTAAAGGAAGAGTTAAAAGAACAAGGCGAAAAAATTGATGAAACTAAAGATCAAGTAAGCCAAGAGATTGATGAAAAAATAAAGGAAGTAGAAGAATTAATAGAAAATATTAAAGATTCTGATGCTTTTAAATTGCTTGAAGAAGGAATGAAACATTTTGATGAGGAAGTTCAAAAGATTCATGAACAAGTTAAAGAAGTTAATCAGATCGCTCAAAATAAAGTCGATGAAGTTCGTGCTTATATAGATCAAGAAATAAATAATACTAAATTAATTGTAGATCAACATAATAATGAGGCTAATCTACGATTGGATGAAGCCAATCAACGTATCGATCAGTCTATTCAAGCTAATGAAGCATTGGTTGCTGATGCTCAACAACGTGCAATTCGTGCTGAGAAAGAACTCGATGATAAAATCGGTTTTATTAAAAGTGAAACAGATTCAATCATTGCTGATGTAAGAAGTGATTCAAATGAAATTCGGTTAGTCGCAGAAAACGCAAAAAAAATTGCGGATCAAGAAGTTCTGGACCGTAAAAAACAAGCAGCTGACACACTAAATGTTATTGATCAAACTAAGGCCGCCTTAAAACAAGACATTGATCAAAACTTAGTTAAAGCTGGTCAAATGATTGATGACGCTAAATTAGCATTAGGTGAAGAAACTAATACACTCATTAATCAAAAAATTGAACCGGTTGTAACCCAAACTGAAGCTGCAGTTAAAAAAGTAGATCAAATTGCAGCTCAGTATATTGATCTTGATAAGAAAGTTGATTCTGGTTTTCTAGCTGAAGCTGAAGCACGTGCAAATGATAAAGAGGCTTTAACTCAAAGTTTTGAGCTTAAGTTTGCTGAAATGCAAAACGAATTCGGTAAGTCAAACGCTCTAATTTCAGAAGATATAAAAACTCTAGCAGCTCAAGATAAAGCGTTTACTGAGCAAATTAGCACCGCACAATCACAAATTGGTGACAACAAAACTGCTATTAACAAAGTCGAACGTACTGTAAGTGATTTGAATCAATCTATTGCTGAGAAAACCTCACAAATTGAATCTACTCTTAAAAACTCACAAGAACAAATAGAAGGTAATGCCGCAAACATCGAAAAAGTAGAATCTTCAGTGAAACTTGTTGATGAGAAGGTTGTTTCAGAAGCAAAAAAACTTGAAGATCTAAAAACTGACTTTAATTCGAATAAAACTAAAACAGAGTCGGATATAGCAACAATTACTCAATCAGTTTCTGATGGTGATAAAGCCTTATCTTTACGTATCGACCAAACGAAAGCAGCTTTGGAAGAAGCTGATCGGAAATCTAATGCAAATATTTTAGAAGTTACTGAGTCACTTACCGAGTTGGAACAGTCTACTGCTTCAAAATTTAGTGAACTTGATACAAGTATCTCTAAAGAAAACTTAAAGGTACAAGGGCAAATTACTGATGTTCAAAAAAGTGTTTCGACCTTAGAAAGTAATACAAATACAAGCATAAATGGCCTTTCATCATCACTTAAAACTACTGATGATCTTGCAAAACTGGCTTTTGATAATGCAGCAGAAGCGCAGCAAACAGGAACAACGGCGGTAAAAGCTACCGAAGCCCTTTCTCAAAATTTATTAAGTCTAAAATCTCAAACTCAAGTAACTTCTGGGGTACGTGCAGTCGTCACAACAAAAGGTATTGATGACTGGACACGTTGGCGTACCACTGCAGAAGCGAAAGTAATTCAAGATTCTGATGCACTAGGTGGTTATATTCTTGAGCTTGGGAATAATGCTGATAATGATGAAACATGGGTTCATTGGAATGAGTTTGTAAAGATTAACCCAGATACACTTTATCGGGTTCGTGCACGTTTCCGCCGTGTACTCGGTGAAAATGGATCTATTTATCTTGGTGTTGCATGTAAAAATGCAGACCAAAGTAAATACGTAACGACTACAAACACCCTTGCAGAAGATATGGGTTCTTCTAACTACTTATTGTCGGCCATTAAACCTAATTTAGGTGAGTGGCAAGAAGTAGTTCTATACATGAAGGGTAAGTCTACTGGGGCAGCAACTGGCTTAGGGACAATTGATAATCCGCGTACTTTCCCCGCGCAAGCTGAATTTTATGCCCCAATCTTTATTGCAAACTACAACTTCCAGACAGGAATTTGTCAGCTTAATTACATTATTGTTGAAGATAACAACTCATTAGCTTCAGCTAATGATGCAACTGCAACAGCAAATGATTTATTCAAAACAGCAACTAACAGAACAGAAGCTGAAGCTGAAAGGACCAGTAAGCTTGAAACAAGAATGCAGAATGCAGAAACAGGTATTCAGAGCAATGCTCAAGCTTTATTGAAAACAGCTACAAAGAGTGATCTCGAAAGTGCAATGGGCCGTGTATCGACTGATATAACAGCTGCTGTAGATAATTTAAAAATCGGTGGTGTTAATGCTGTTGCTAATTCAGAAGCTCCTAGAACATCGACAGCTACAACAAGTCGTGAATACTTAATGTATGAACGAAGCAAAGAGTTAAAAGTTTTTTATGACGAAAACTTAGATAAGCCGGTTACCATTTCATTTGAAGTGAGTGTACCTGTTGCCGGTTCGGTTCAGGTTTACTCATCTAATGGTTCTGCCCACTTTTTCACAACTTCAGTTACAGTAACTAAAGCAAATGAATTTCAAAAATTTGCAGTGACGGTTTTTCCTAAATTTAACACTGGCAGTTCAACTGAATCTACAATTGAGTTTTACGGTACATATGGCTCAGGCCGAATTCCAACAATTCAAAAATTACAGATCGAAGCCGGCAATAAACCTACAGCATGGAGCCCAAGCCCTCGGGATACGCAAAGCTCATTAAATGCTAATGCAGAAGCGATTAAGATCACTCAAGCGGAAGTTAAGAAGCACGGCGAAACATTGTCTTCTCAAAGTTTAGATATTTCTAAGCTTAGAAATGATCTAAATTTAACTAATAATGAAGTAAATAAAAAGGCTTCATCAGAAGCATTGGAAGCAACGAAATCAGATGTAACAGAACAAGCTGGACAGATTAAAGCAGTTACAGAGCAAGCAACAGCACTCTCTGCAAGTTTGAGTAGAGCCGCAGCTGCTGGTTCGAATTTGCTTATCCAGTCAAATGTTGTGGGTAAATATAACGGAACTTCATATCCTCATCTTTCATATAAGCTAGGCGAGGATTGGGAGGTAGGCGCAAAATACACTTTAATGTGGTGTGCCGAACATCAAAGAAATGGTGCGGATACAAACTCTAATTTGGCAGTTTATGCTGGGGGAGGTCAGCAAGCCTTACAATCCGTTGTTAATACAAATGGCAAAGTTATTAATAAAATAACCTTTGTTAAAAATAATCAAGTTATTGAAAAACGTGCTTTAAATTTTTACATGATTAACAGTCCTACTGCTGCTCAAGGTTCAGTCGGAACGGTTTATTGGGCAGTGCTTGTCAGGGGTGACTTAATCACTACTGAATCGTGGATCCCCAGTGCTTATGACTACAACGCTGCAGTAGACCAAGTTAATGCAAACTTTAATGATTTCAAACAAACATATGTGACTGAAAAGGAGGCACTAACAAAGAGAACATCAAGTCTTGAAACTGGACTTTCAAATGCTGAAAAAAATATCGATAACACCGCAAAAGCACTGCAGAACTATGCAACCACAGCAAAGTTAGACGAAGCTACAGCAAATCAAACTAATCAGCTTAATGCTCAAATTAAAAATGTTAAAGCATCTATTGAATCTGCTAATGATAGTGACTCATTACTGCCAGATTTTAATTTAAAAAACCCTGAAGATTGGATTAATTACTATAGTTATGATTTGAAAATCCACTTTAAAACAACTAATACAGGTAAAGTTGGCAATACTGTCTTTAGAAAAGATTCTTCGAATCAAGCAGGATGTTGGATATATAGCCGTAAAGCTTTACCGACAAATCGTTCATATAAAGTTAGCTTTTGGGTCCGCCGAAGTGCAGATTCTACAGGTGATTGCAGCATTACGGCTATGTATGGCAAAGCTGATGGTAGTTTTTCAAATGCTACAATCACTGCATCTGTGATTGCTTTAAATAGAATTCCAGCAAACGAAGAATGGGTATATATCGAACAGGTTGTAACTTTTAATACTCATCCACAAATGAAGTTAGGTTTTGCACTTGGACACAATGGCAGTGGCGGTTGGTGGGAGTTACAAGCTTATCGGGTAAATAGCGTTTTAACAGACAAAGATGTAGACACATCTCTTGTTCGCGCTACACAACTACAAAATTATTCGACTACTGCTGACACAAATAAAGCTGTTGCCACAGCTACAGATGCATTGGAAGCAAAATTTAAGCAGAAGTTCGGAAATTTATGGACAGATAGTTCAGCAACACTGGATAGCACCCGTTATACAAAAGCAGAAACAAATAAAGCTATTGCTGAAGAAAGTAAAATTCTAAAAGCAACAATCTCGTCAAGTGGTGGAGACAATTTAATCAAGAATGGTGATTTCTATGCGCCTTTTTCAATCTCTAACTGGCGTCAGAATGCTGTTGTTGAAGGTAATGTTCTAGAAGTTTTTAAGGATGCTTATGGCGCAAACTGGGGGAGATTCCGCTCTACGAATTCGTCTACATATTTTAAAGGTTTTATCGAGTCAATTACGATAGCTGATGGTTTAGAAATAAATCAAACCTATACGTTGTCACTTAAAGCCAAAGCTCTAACTGCAGCACAAAAAACTTTGCTATTAATCATCCATAGATATGATGGTAGCAGTAATAATCAGGTTGTTAATGAATGGAATATTGCAACAGATAAAGAAGTATTATGTACTTATACTTTTGATACAAATATCAATAACTTACAGTATATTAATATTATCCTATGTGCTCAAGTAGGGTATGCTCCTGATTTCTTAATTCGAGAAGTTCAATTAGAGAAAGGTGAGTTAGCAACAGGATTTAGAAAAAATCCTCGTGAAATTGAGAAAGGTTTAGAAGCTAACTCATTAGCAATTACAGGTACTAAAACAGATGTTCAGAAAAATTTAGAAAAGATCCAAGTACTAACTGAAAATTATACAACTCTGAAATCTACTGTTGATACGAATAAATTAACAGTTGATGGGAAGTTTCAGGAAATAAACTCTACAATTAGTGATAATCAACAAAATATAACCCAATCAATTAATAGCTTAGATTCTAATTACAAGCAGTTAAATCAAGATCTAGGACAAGTCTTTAATTACAGAGTTTATTCTTCAGGCTGGAATAATGATTTTACTGGAATCAAGAACTTAAAAGGTGAGACTATATCTGTAGCTTCTAACCGCGGCTTTTCTGTGCATGTTTTAGCAGCAGATGGCTCGATTGCAACTTCAACTCGATATGACACATATGGTGACCCTGCAAACGCCGTTGCCATGAGTAATGCTATTAATGAAATACCTAAAGATACTTTTGTGATTATCACTAACTATGATTACATTGCTATGAATTTAAACACAGTTAAAGCTGCGTTACTTTCATTAGGTGCAAATCAATTTACTCTTGATCAGATTACGGGAAGGGATGCATATATCCTTATTGGTCAGAAAGGAATAGGGGCTGGAAGAGGTATTGAACTTCACGCAATTCCTGACTCTGGTCTGAATGGTGCAAAACAGATAATGGTTGCTGTTCAGGTCGTTAGTGGCATTCCTCTAGGTTTGGCAAATAACAGTGGAAACTTGCAAAAAGTTTTAGAAAATCATGCTCAAATTCTTCAACAAAAAATTACTCGATCTGATGCAAAAGAAGTATTTGCAGAAGAAATAAAATCCTTTTCAGCAAAACTGGATACTATTCAATACGCAGAAGACAATTGGATTTTATTAGGAGATGAAACCAAAACATTAAATGTTTCAACAGGCACAAATCAAACTTTTCCAGTCTGGGAACTACAATATAAAATTAAAGAACTACCAATCGCTAAAGGTGATCCTGTAGTTATACGAATCAAATATAATGCTTCGGCAGGTCTAATTGGTGCAGTTTGTACCATCCAATTTCACGGCGCGGTATATGGGCTTGGTTTACCATTATTTACTGTTCAAGCAAGTGGAGAATTAGAATTAACGGGGATTTTTCCAAGTGATGTAAAAGCTACGAATTTTGAATTTGTTCCTCTGGGTTTAAGATTTGATAATGCTCCTTCAGCGGGCACATTTTCAGTTTCGAATATTTTCATTAGCCGAGGAAATTCTGCTCCTAATTTCAAAGGAGGATTTAAAACTACTCTTAAACAAAATGCGAAATTTGTGGAAGATACATTTATCAATGCTGATGTTAACAAAGGTGTTATTGCACAACAAATTCAGCAATATGACGCTTCTGTACCAGGTGGACTTTCAACGGTATTAAAAACTACTAAAGCAGCAGCGGATCAAACATCAAAAGATTTAATTAATCTTCGTAATAATGATATTACTCAGCTCCAAACAAGCACCGACAATCTGGGTTCAGCATTAGAAAATACAACTAAGCTTGCAATGATGATTACTAACGGTAAGTTGCTTTACGGTGATGTAAATTTCAAGAAAGGAATGAACAACGTCGGCACTTATAACAATCTAGGCAATGGTACAGTTAGTGTTACTCGTGAAGCTAAAAGTGCTGACAATCCGACAACTTCAACTCATGAGCTTAGAATCGTTACGACTGGTTCAGCAAGCCCGAATTTCGGCGGTTTTCATCAACAGTTTTTCACACGTTCAAATGCTATTTTTATCATTAAATACCTGATTAAATTACCTATCGGCTACAAGTTATATCCTGCAGCAAATTTAATGGGCGATGGATCAGTAGATAAATTCATTGGAAGCACTGACGGGACGGGGAGATTTGAAGTTTATGTTCGTATGGTTAAATCCGGTGCCACCGGAAGATTCGATACTTCTGGATTCGTACATGTAGCGGGTGGACCAGCCCCAACACCTGAAAGCCCTCTAATTTGGACTTTAGCTCAAATTGAATGTTATGACGTAACTGACTATGCATCTGCAGATCCTAATTTACAAGATTTCGTTTCCACAGCTAACGAGTCATTAGGGACATTAACTAATTTTAAGGAGACATGGGCAAGTAAGCTTACTGAAATGTCTTCTAAATTGGATAGAACTAATAGTGCATATATTCTTAATTCTGACCTCACAAATACAAATATTGAAAGAGCAATTGCTGCATCGTCAAATCAGTTAAAGTCGGAATATATTGATCCATTACAGAAAAATACTGAAAGCTTAAAAGAAAATATTTTAACGAATGTTGACTTATCAGGTTTGAATCCAGATATTTACTATCCTGTTATTTTCCAACTGGATATTGGAAAGCAAAAATATAATTTTAAGGTGTTTGCTACTTTAGGTGGCCAATACAATAGTAATGTAATTTGGTCTACGCATGGCTCTCGAACTTTCGGTTTAAACTGCGAGTGGAGTGTTACCGCCAATGGATGGGGTACTCAAGCAGAAAATAGAATTATTGATAAGTTCTCTTTTAGCTGGACTCCACAATCACCATTAATAAATATCAGGCAAATGTCTAATGCTTCTATTGAAGTCGTCTTTTTACGGGGTGGGGCGAGATATGATATTTCACACTATAAAACGATTACACCACTTATTAAAACTGAGTCTTTCACAGCTTTGGGACAATCTATTGAACCAATTCAATATAATTCGTCACTTGTACCAGTACCAATTTTTGCAGAAATTGTAAAAGCTCAAGACACAGCTGCTGCAGCATCTAGAACAGTTGCTGACATACAAAGAGATTATGTGACTTCTTCAAAATTGAATGAGGCAGTTGCTTCATCCAATGAACGATTATCAGCCCTCTATTCAGCAAATACCCAAACCATTATGGCGTCTGCTTTGCAAACTTTTGAGAAAGATTGGATTAACAGAACGCCTAGCGGCTCAAGAATAGGTATGCGTTTAATTGAAGATCAAACATGTCGGGGTGGTTATGCATTACGAATGGGAGATAATTCTGGCAACGATGAAATCTGGCTAAACTGGTTCTCTACCTTACCAATTGATGATAATAAGATGTACCGGATTAAATACCGCTACAGAAGGGTGTCAGGTGCTGGTGTCGTTTATGTGGGGGCCACCTGTTTTAATGCCGCAAAATCTGCATTTATTACAGATACGAATTACATAAATGGAGATATTGGCTCAAGTCATTATGTGGTTGGAGGCGCTGCACCTGCATTGGGTTCTTGGGTTACTGGTGTTGCGTATTTCAAGGGTAGGTCTGCTGGTGCAAGTAGTGGTGCTGGAACACTTACTAATCCAAAAACATTCGCAAATAAAGCAGCTTTCTTTACTCCTGTTTTTATCGGTAATTATGCAGCTCAAGCAGGCGAAGTAGATCTAGATTACATTGATATTGAAGATGCAGACAATATTGCTGAATTTGAGAGTTTTAAAACTACATATACCACGGATGTAGGAGCTTACGCTGGTTCACTTCAAACTCTCACTTCAGTATATGGGCCAAATGCAATTAATCTTAAGTCTCAAGTTGATTTGATCAACGGGATGAAAGGTAAATACGTAATGGGAATGGATAACAACGGTGTTTTCTCTGGTTTATCCATGGTAAGTGAACAAAATAATGGAACTGTCCAAACTTCTATAGGTTTCCAAGCTGATAGAATTTTCTTCACAACAGGTTCTTCTTCTACTAAATACATGCCGTTCATAGTCCAAGACAATCAAGTCATTATGAATAGTGATGTTTTTATTAAGAATCTAACAGCTGCAAACTTTAAAGCAAAATCACTAACTGCTGAAGTATTAAATGTTGATAGTTTGAGTTCCATCACTGGTAATTTCGGAACATTTATTTCAGTCGCCCCAGATGGAAGTAAACAAATTATTTCTGGTGGATCTACACAGATTTTCTACCCAAATGGAAATCTAGCAATGAGGATTGGTATTAAGTAATGAAAGTATTTCAAAAACTTTCGTTATATGGAGTTACATATGACTGCGGGATTACAAGTTTATAATATTAACGGCGAGCTTGTATTCGATTCAACGGTTCACACTGTAATCTCAAGAATCAAAATATCTACTAGATCATTTACTAAAGTCAGTGGAAGCAACTTTGCATATGAGACTTCTATATCAGATATAACTAATGCAAACATGAGAGATTATTTTTTTAAAGTAATTTCTCATACATATTATTCGGTTGAATCTTGTTGGATTGATGACGTGACTGGGAAACTTAAAATTAATTTGTCAAATCCATCAAGCGCAACTTCAATTGATTTTGTAGTTAAAGTTTATAGGTGCTAAATGAGTGTTGTTATTGAAATTTATGATCAAAATCAACAGCTTCTTTTAGGTAATAATACAATGGTGTTAACTATTGGTCTTAAAGAGTTAGCAGGTGGTTATGGTACTTCCGGTTATGAAGTTTGGGACAATTTTGGTGGTGCATATGATCCTCAAACATTAAGAGGAAATAACTATGAAGATACTAATTTTATATCTCGTACTCAAAAATTAAATTTTGATTCCGAAGCTTGGTTTATGCCTAAAGATGGGAGCAAAGTATATTCATTAGGTGAAGGATCATTTGCAGTATGTGGTTCAAATCAGTTCAATATTGCTTATATGAAAGATGACTACCCAACTTCAACAGATCAGTATTTGAGTATTTATGATCCTAATGGGAATTTGTTATGGTCAGTTGGGGCTTTATTAAACTGTCCAATAATTTTAGAAAAAATAAACTTAAAGAATCAAAATCAGATAATTATAGATTTAACAAAATATGGAAAAGATGTTAATAAACTTTATTTAAGTTGTACGATGGTTGGATCAGTTTCATATGGAGAATATGGTTTAGCTGGAGTAACAGGTATCGCTACTAAAAGGGTGGGTAATACCGTGTATGTGGGGTATTACCACCAGTCTGGAGGTTCCGGAGTTTGGGGGGATACTTTAAAATTACCTTATTATTTATATGTAGCCTATATTCCTTAGCACCATTCTTGACTTTCACGCCCTTCATGCCAATTACCTTCATAGCAATGTCTTATTTCATGTGCTAAGCATTGAGGGTATTTTCTTAAATATATGACACAAGTATCACCAGTAATATCCGCATAAGCTAGTATTTTGGGATTACCTCCATTTAGTTTTCTAATTTCAATATGTGAAATAGTTCGTTCAGGAAATGGAATAAAGAGGTGGTCCCACATGTTTGAACAACTAAAAGCTTATTTATAAGTGATACTCTGCTCTAGTTAAGCTACCTTATTTTGTTGTGGTAGCTGGTCATA